TGGTGGACTGATGGCAGGTGATGTTTTTAAACAGATTGTTGATATTATGAATGAAAGATAATGAGAAGATTGCTATTTATCATTATTGGATTGCTTGGTTTAGTGGCTTGCAAAACAGACAAAACACCAGTTCCGCAGGATTTTGAATGTTTCAACCAACCACGAGTTTTTATCAAGTACAAACAGCCGATAAACGGATATACTGTTAAAGTTATGTGTATGCCCTATGAATGTTATGACAAAGAAAGAGAAACTGAAATATGGGGTAGCGCATTGCTATGCTTTGAAAAAGAATATAGTAGGTTCTATGTTTATAATGAAAGTTTCTCCGATAGCATTCTCTACTATGTCAATAAAGAGTCGGTCAAAGATGGGTTGGTTTTGAACATAGATTATTTGCCCAAACAGAAAGATGAATATCTGTCAGAAAACTCCCCTTTCTTCTTTCAAGACTTGGATTTTGACGGCACAGAAGAACTTGTAATCAATAATTGGAGGCAGTCAATAAGATACTGCAATACTTATGACGTTTACCGAATAGATATTGGGGGAGCGGAACTGATAACCACTCCACCATTTTACAAGATTAGCAACTATATGACAGAATTTGATTCAATAAAGAAAACAATAACAACAACAGAAGGGACAGATATAAACGGGAATATTGTCTATAAGACATATAACCTCAATAGATAAAGATGATTATCAAAAGGATAGAAATGAAAAAGACATTGTTTATCGTTATAGGATTATTAAGTTGGACTGTTTGCAAGGGACAGAATCAGACAGACTTAGAAAGAATCTCTGTCCCATTGGGATTTGAGTGCTTTAATCAGCCACATATCTACATAAAGTACAAGCAACCGATAAACGGATATACAGTAAAAGTAATGTGGCTGCAAGATGGCGAGGTAGGTAATGCCCTATTCTGTTTAGAGAAACAAGGAGTACAATATTACTACTTTGCGGAGAAATGGACTGATAAGATTCTATATGATAAGGGTAACACATATCCAAACAACACCGTAATAGAGTTGGATTATACGGCTAAATTAGAGAGTGAAGAATATCTTTCGGATGATTCTCCTTTCTTCTTCTCTGATATTGATTTTGACGGAGAAGATGAGTTTGTTATCAACCGCTATAAAAGTGGTTCAAGAGAATCAAATGCCTATGATGTGTACGATGTTACTTCATACGGTTATTTTATACGGAAAACAGAAGTACCATTTACAGAATTAGAAAATGGGCAGTGCAAGTTTGATTCAAAGAACAAGGCTATTGCTGTTTTCGGTTCTAATGGCTGGAATAATACTATCAATCATACCTACCAACTAAAAGGTGAAAAGTTTGAATTGGTAAAATAGCACCATACACAAAAAGCCAACCTACCCATTATAAACAAATGGATAAGTTGGCTTTTCAGTTCTGAACAATATCTATTAACAATAAAACTATGTGTTATACAACTGTATTCATGATTGCGGAGAATACCAAGTAATAGGAACAGATTTTCAGCAGGTAGATTTTTAAGAAGATATAGCTTTATATACCCACTACTGATTTCTATACCGCTACTATATTAAAATTAAAAAAAATGAAAACATTTAGATTAATTGGAATGGCTTTATTAGCCGTAGTAATGTGCGAGAACTTCACTTCTTGCAGTGATGACGAAGAAAAACCTACTAAAAATGATGATGGTGTTATTACCAATCAGAAACGACTAATGGAGATTAAAAAAACTAATGCAGAGGGTAGTCTTGAAATATATACATTCTCATACGATAGCAAAGGCCGATTAACATCTGTTACTGACAGTTGGAACGGTAAAGAATATACTACTCGTTTTACTTGGGGGAATAATACTATTATGGGAGATGGCGATTCTGGCGAAAGTACTTATTTTCTGAATAATAATAATTTAGTGAGTAGTTTCAATACTATTATCCAACGTATAAATAACAGTAATCCAGAAAATACCTATAATTCATCTAATCAATTAATCAATACCTCCATAAGTAGATGTACAGCAACTTATACTTGGAATAATGATAGGATTACAAAATGTTTTGTTGAGGATAAATTTTCCTATAATCAATATTGGGAATATACTTATAGCGGAAAAACTTGCAAAGGTTATTTTCCTCTTTATACTTATAATCTGTTCGGTGATGATTATATTTTTTTCGCACATCCCGAACTGATAGGTATGCGTACTAACCAACTGCCTGAACAGATACTCATAAAGGGAACTGATAAAGGCGAATATGACGATGATTATTATCAAGAAACTTGCAAATCTGAATATACTTATGAAGATAAATTTGAATTTGACTATACTCTAAATAAAGACGGGTATTTGGAAAGTTGTACTATAATACACACAGATGTAAATATTATTAAACAATCATTTGCAGATAAAAATGGTGACGGTGTTATTACTGATAATGAAAGAAATGTAACAGAAACCGATATAGATACTACTATTGTAAATTACTCCTTTAAATGGGAGTAAAGTCCAATTAGGATATAAAAAAAGCCAACCTACCCATTATAAACAAATGGATAAGTTGGCTTTTTCAGTTCTGAACCAATCATTAACGCTTTCTCCTTTTGAACTTTATGGAAGGAGTAAGCCCATACGCACTTTCCGGGAAATATGTGCGGAGAAATTTATCACTTGCTAATCTATAAGTGGTAATAGTGTGCGTTTCCATATAATCAGGTATAAGGCATACCCTTGCATCTTTTTTCATTGAATCTTTCATAGCTATAAAATTTTAAGTTTCACATATACAAGCATATTTAGTTTCTAGAACATTACCAAGCCATAAACACAAAACTTTCAATGAACTACAAATAGGAGTACTTTCATAACTAATACTAGCAATGAGATACTGAAAAGAACACAATATAAGCAATTATATACTACTATTGAACATACTACCCACCTAGGTAGTATAGTACCGTATATAGTAGTAGGGCTACAACCCTCTTTCTTTTAGTGCTTTCTTTCTGGCTCTGTATTCCCTTTGTCTTCTGGCATTTTCTGCCTTATGTTCTCGACAATATTTTTTATTATACTCTGAACTTTTCTCCACGTTTCTAGGAGTTATAAACCGCCTTTCATAGCACTTTATTTCTTCCCCTTTGGAATATCCGTCTATCAGTGAAAACACTTTGTTGGCTTTGGTATGCAGTTCAAATCTAAGCGGTTCGTTATTATATGGTATATAGATAGAAATATTACACTTGATAGTATTAATTCTGTCAATAAATGCGTATTCTATAGTTTCGTGTATAATCTCAAATCTCAATTTATCATCCGTAATATTAGAAACGTCCAGTTCTTTAGGCTCGTCCACTTTAATCAGCAGACCTTGAATCTGTTCCCTTTCCATATAATACTGTGACAGCATTTTTCTTTCATCAGCCAATTTGCCACCTAGTTGCTTGATAATCCCTTTGGCTCTGTCAATGCTCATAGTTCCGTCCAGATAAGCACTGTCTTCCACCTTGGTTATTCTGTTCTCAATATCTTTCAAGTTTTTTTCGGAAGTGGCAATCTTATTATCGTATTCTTTCAGTTTCTTCTGGTAGGCAATTCTATCTTTAGTATTACCAGTGATTAGCTTACTAAGGTAAAGTCCCGAAGCGACACGCCACAATATACTATCCACAATATTTATTTGCACCCATATCCCTTTATCGCAATTCTGGCAGTGATAGGTGTTGTTATTTTTCTTGGCTACCATAATACTGCCACAATAAGGACATCTAAGCAAACCTTTACCAAAGTAATAATTATCATATTTCTTTTTGGGAAGCAATATATTGCCCTTGGCAATCTCCTTACACTTGTTTATCATTTCTATGGTAACTATCGGAGGATAAACATTACCTTCTGTTTTTAATTTGTTCAAACCACTAGAACTGGACGGTTCACCCGCATAGGCTATATTTCTAAGCGTCAAACTAACAAACTTACAAGCATAGGTTCTACTACCTTTTCTAATGATACCTTGTTCTGTCAGTTCTTTAGCCAATGAATTATAGCTGTAATTACCAGTAAGATACATATTAAATATTTTTCGTACTACACTGGCTTCTTTTTCGTCTTCCACTATCCTACCATTATCCACCTTATAGCCATATAGCAACCATCCACCAGTATAGATAGACTGTTTACGGTTAGCATCCTTGGTACGTTTCCATCTGGCTAGCTTGGTTCTCATTTCACTTTCTGCCATCTGGCTGAACAAAGTAAATACCATATCTGCCGCCTCATCTACAGTTCCATCATCTTTTAACAGTCTGATAGAGGGGTTCTTTACTATAAGCTGTACCTTTCTTTCAACCAGATAATCCAAGACACTAAAGTTTATCTTCTTCTTTCTGGCGATACGTGATACTTCCCAACAATAGACACAATTTATTGTATTGTCCGATTCTATCAGTTCTTTCATTCTGTTAAGTCCGGCACGCTCTTCTTCTGGCAGTTTAATACCAGATTCTTTCTCGCAAATAGAAATAATATCTTCTGGCTTGTAACCGTCCTTGACAGCCATCCGATAAATCTCCTTTTCTTGTTCGTCAAAGTCCTGCACCTTGGTAGATACTCTTACTAATAATATTGCTTTCATACTATCATTTACTAATCAGATGCAAATATACTAATATAAGTAACAAGATATTCAAATATAGGTAAAGAATATCCAACCCCGGACATGGGCACCAGGCAGGGACAAGGGACGCAGGGACTTGATGTCACCGTTCTTGCGGATATAAAAATGATAACCTGCGCCGGAGAAGCCCCGGCGCAGGTGGTCTGTCGTCAAGTCGTGCTCCGTATAGCAGCGGTCGCAGCGGGTGGCGGAACAATGGACGACGATAAGATTGATGAATCTCATGAGAATTAAAAATTAGAAATTAAAAATTAAAAGTGAAGGAAACCCGCTACACTGTCATGGCATGGGCGCTCAGGGCACCAATAAGCGCGGAGGCTACAGCGATTATCACTTTCAGAATCTTATCCCAAACAGATGATTTTGTACTCATAAAATTAAGGATTAATAGTTAAGAATTAATGGTTAAGGATTAGTGATTAAGGATTAAGGGCTAATGATTAATGGTTAATCATTAGGGATTGATTAGCGATAAGCGATTTGCTTGTGTTCATTAACCATTAATCACTAACCCTTAATCATTCCTTCTTTATCCCAGCGGATTTTCGCCCTGGTCGCCGTCGTCGCCGGAGCCGCCTCCGGAACCACCGCCTTGATTGCCGCCACCGGAGCCGCCCTCCTCGGGCTTGTCGAGCACAAAGCCCACATTCGCCGGGCTGCGGGTCACGGCGGTACTGCCGTTCACCAGCTTCAGCTCCTTGTCGGGGATAAAGCGGATATTCACCTTCGAGATATTGCGCACCGTACATTTGTCCGAGGCCTCCATGCCGGGACAGCGGAACGTCATGTGGAAAGTGCCCAGCTGGTTCAGCTTCACCTTGTCGCCATTGGCAAGGTTGCCTTGAATCTCCTCCACCAGGGCTTCGATGACGTGCTTCACGTCGCCCTTCGTCATGGCACAGTTTTTCTGAATGGAGGCGGCAAGGACATCGATGTCCACGGTGCCGCAGGTCTTGGGTTTCTGACGGAGATAGTACAACATGGGCGAAGCCGGGTTGCTCACGATTTTACGGCGCTGGAAGCGCTCTACAATTACATCCATAAATTTGAAAAGTTAAGGTTTAAGTTAAGAAAAATGAGTTACAAGAGAGAAGTGGGTAAGGGAAGGGATAGGGCGCCCGAATCAATGATTATTCCTTTTCTTAAGCACATTACAAAGATACAACATTAAGAAGCGGAAGTCAAGTATTTTGCCATTTTTTTTACTACAAAAAACACGGAGACACAGAGTTTTTCAAGCAATAAGAAAAATCTCCGTGTCTTTGTGTCTCTGTATTCTATAAATTTCCATCCATCACTTTGCATTCCTCGTCAGCCACTCCAATGGTGGTATGTAGTCCACCAGTTTTGTCATGCTTTGGTTATGATGGAAATAGACTTCACCGGTTTTGCCATTACGGTGCTTGGCTATGATGACGATACCCAGGCCATCGGTGGGATAAGTACTCTTCTTATCGACGGTCTTGCCGTAGAGGGCAGGGCGGCAAAGCAGCATTACCATATCCGCATCCTGCTCTATGGCGCCGCTCTCGCGCAGGTTGCTCAGGGTGGGGCGATGGTCTATGGTACCGTCGCTCGCCCGGTTCAGCTGGCTCAGCAGCAGTACGGGGATATCCAGCTCCTTGGCCAGCAGCTTTGCCTTGCGGCTTGCCTGCGCCACTTCCTGCTCGCGGTTACGGTTTTTCTGGTCACTCCTCATGTCACATAGTTGCAGATAGTCCACAATCACCATGTCACAGCGATTCTTGCTCTTCAGCAGGCGGGCGGAAGAACGCACGCGGTCCATGCTCGTCATCGGATGGTCGTCTATCAGTATGGGCAACCGCGACAACTCGGCAGACGCCTCATGCACCTGCCTCACCTCGCCGGGTGTGAGCTGACCGCTACGCAGGTGTTGCGGGTCTACCCCCTCCGTAGCTGCAAGCAGCCAGCGGTCGCCCAGGCGCTCGCCTTGCATTTCGAGGCTGAAGACCACCACATGACGCCCCGCCATGGCAGCGGCACGGGCCAGGTGGAGGGCAAAGGCCGTCTTCCCCACCGACGGACGGGCAGCAAGGATGTTCAAGTCGCCGCGCTGCCAGCCCGCCGTAACGTGGTCCAGAGCATCAAAACCCGTAGGGATACCCGTAATGCCGTTGCATCCGTGCTCCATACGCTGCTCCACCTCGGCCAGCGTGTCGTCCATCAGCCGGTCTATGGAGCGAAGGTGGTCGGCTACGCCGCTCTCGTCCTCCAGCCCCTCCAGCAGTCGATGGGCTTCCACCAGGATGTCGTCAATATCCATCGACTCGTCGGCACTGAACGCCAGCAGTTGCTGGAATCCCGTACGCATGATACGCCGCGTGTGCAATTGCCTAAGGATGAGCGCATGATACTCCAGATGAGCACTGGAGCTGACCTTCGAGCTGATGCGTAACAGTTCGTAAGACCCGCCCACGGCATCGAGTTTGCCACGGGCTGCCAGTTCGTTCTTCAACGTGATGGTGTCTATGGACTTCGCGCTGCGATACATCGATTGCAGGGCGGCAAAAATTTCCAGATTCTTCTCCTCGTAGAACATCTCGGGACGCAGTTTGTCCGCCACCAGAGGCATGGCAGCGCGCTCTATCATGCAGGCACCGATGACAGCTTCTTCGAGGTCACTGTCGTGGGAAAAAGTAGTTTCAGTCATCATATTCATTTTCAAAAGATTTGTCCGCCAGATAGGTGGCGGCTTGTTTACAATATTTTTGGTTGTTCAGATGGTCGTAATATTCGTCGATGTTGTCCAGTGCCCGCTGTTTCTCGCCTGCCGTCAATTTTTTCCATTCGCGACGGGCCCGGCCGATGTTTACCTTGGGATGCTCGGTGATGTCATGAAACTTTTCCCAGAAGATGCAGAAGTCCTCTCCCACCCCAGCCACCGGCGCTGCCTTCTTCTTCCGCGGGGCTGCTTTAGGACGGGCATTGCCGGTAAGGAAATCATAATCGGGGATACGGATGTGCATCACGTAGGGGTTGGCCACCCGCTCCACGATACCGGCGTCGAACATCTTGTTGAAGAAGTAGCGCGTACGGTTGCGGGGCCACCCCAATATCTCCATCCAGCGGGCCAGGGAAAGTACGGACTCGCCACGTACACAGTCGAAAAGGTGTCCCCTGACGTTGCAGGTCACCGTGCTGTAGTTGACGTGTGTCAGCACAAAGACAAAGGCTTCGAAGGCATCGGCGGCTTTCTCTCCGGTTTTCATATTCATTTGTTCCTCAAACAAGGCTTTGGGGAAGAGGAGATAGCCTTTCTTCAGCATCTCCGTTGTCATGGGTCTCATTTCTTTTTCCATTTTTGTCTATTCTTAATTCGATAATGCGACAAAGGTAAGGGACCAGCCAGGGGGATACAAATAAGCGGTTAGAATCGGCTAAAAATTAATGAAATACATAAGGTGGCGAGAGAGGGTTTCACCTCATCCTCCACCACCCTATATAATAATATACTAAAATAATCAGAATGTATTAGAAATACATTCTCTATTTCGCATATTTTTTAGAGACCAGAAGATACGGATTTTTCACGGTCATATCCTTCACGTGGTCGGGCATCCCCCAGTAGCTCAGGAGGATGCCTATCTGTACGGGGGTGAGGTGGGCAGTCCTGGCGGTATAGCCCTGGTCCGTCAGGTCCTTCAGCAGGCAAGCGTGTTCCGCAATGGAACGGCGCAGGGCCTTTACGGCCGAGCAGGCATACGCGTAGTTTGGGTAATAGGCCACTGCTACATCTGCAATGCGATGGCATCCCTCGAGCAGCCATTCAAAACTTTGTTCTTTTATCATTTTGCATATATTTATTAATAAAACATGTTGCAAAGTTAGAATGGGAGGGAAAACTGGGAAAGTTCGAGTGGCAATAAGAAAACTTGCTCAAGAAAAATGAATGTGTCAAAACGGTTGATGACACACCCTCACTGTCTTATTGATAAAAGCAACACTTTCATACTATAATAGGGAAGCACACATTTTGTGTATTTCATGCAACTTATCGGTCAGCGATTTTTTTTAAGAGAGACAGCCATATTATATCTCGCCTGCCTATTAACGAGGAGTTCCGCACTAATCCCTAAGGCTGCTTCTACCATAAGAGCGAAGTCACTGGTTACATCTCCCTCTCCCTCTTGAAGTACCCCAGCACCGTGGCCGGTGTAAGACAGCAGCGTTCCACACTTTTCAGGCGGCTCTGAAAAGTATATCGGGAGCATAGCACAAGGCAGAACCAAGTATAGTTCAAGCTACGGTGCAAGCGGTGCTGAAGGTGGTCGAAAAAACGGGAAACACGGGCAAAGAAGCTGGCGATACGCTCGCGGGGGACAAAACGGGAAGGCTGTGCGGCAGCATTGCGGGAGCGCTTGGCGGTACGTTCCACCTGTGCAAGGGTATACTCCAGTTGCTCGATGTCATTGCGGGTGTTCTCCATGGTTTGTTCCAATTTCTCGCGTCGTGCCTGCTGCTTGGTATATCGTTCTTTTCTGTCAGCGATTCGGTTTTTGAGGTCTTCTGCGGTGAGGTTTATTCCTTTGTTCTGGATTGATTTCATTATAAACGTCTGTTTTATAGTTGTTTGTCTGTATATAAGTTCACGAAAACACATCATCCGTCTGCACCGAATGCATAATGCATAAAGGGCAAACGGATGATATATCAGGAGCAAATGTACGATGAATATTGCAGATAAAGTTCTTAATGACCATTAAGTCTTGTTATAAAACATGATATTATCTACTGCAAATTTGGAGATTATCAGAAAACACGTACATTTGCAATGTGTTTTTCATAGTATTAGATTTAAGGTTAACAAAAGATTGGCTGTCTGGGATAGATAGCCTTTTTTTTTGCCCATATATAAAGAGGAAATCTTAACATTCTGATTGTCAAACAATTAATTAAAGGTAGTAGAACGGATAAATAGCCGAAATAAACAAAAATAGCGGGTAACCTCTATTCTTATGTAGGCTGTTATGTAGGCAAAAAATTGGTCTACATGAGTACACGTAAAACCTAATTAAAATGTATTCGATCAACATTAAAGGAAAAGTGACCTCAAAAGACAAAAAACTGGTGAAACTGGAAATGATCTTCTTCCAAACAGGCTACAACAGAGTTTCTAAAGTGCTAAATATCACCGGTCCCATCAAAGACTGGGACAATGCGTCACAATCATTTATTTCCAAATCAAGCGATGCTATCAAAAAGAACAAGATGTTGCTTGATCTGAAATTAAAGTATCAGAAGATTGCGGAAGAATGGGAAGAGGAAGGACGTAAATGGAGTCCGGCCGAACTGGCACTTAGTCTTGATAAAAAGAAAGGGAAGGAAATGAAAGAGGAAGACCGTTCTCTGTCCGTTTCCCAGATGATTGATTATTTGATTAAAAAATTCTCTGAAAAGGAAAAAGAGAAAAACGGCAAGATTGTGAAAAGCCTGGCGAGTGTAAAGGACTATAAAATCATAAAGAAGGCTTTGGAAGAGTTCACACAAAAGAAATACAATAAACCATTATCCGTGTTTTATTTCAGTGACATAACAAAACAGTTCCTCTTGGATTTTGTTCTATATACACAAAAAAAAGGGATTGCCAATGGTAATAAAGCAGGCTTGAACCAGAAGTTGCGTAAACTAAGAGCCATAGTCAACTATGCCAAAGGGCTGAATATGCACGGTGCTGATCCGGAAATATTCGGCTGTGTGGAGGATAAGATGAAATGGCACAAGTTTGAACCGAGAACTGTTTCCAAGAGAGTGATACAGTTAATTGAGAATGTGGATAGAAGCTTGCTTACACTTAAAGAGGAATTTTGCTTGGATTTATTTCTTTTCAGTTATTACACAGGAGGTATGGCCAATGTGGATGTCTGCCATTTGACGTACAATATGATTCAAGGAAACCAGGTTATCTATGAACGGATGAAATTCCCGAAAATTGGAAAACCCTTGTTGATAGAGAAATCAAAACAAATTATTGAGAAATATGAAGGTCAAGGCATTGACAACTATGTATTCCCTGTATTCACAAAAAAACATACCACGGAGGCCAAAATGCGTAATAGAGTCATTCAAATCTCTAATAGAGTCAGCAAAACGTTGACTAAAGTTTGCAATATTCTGGATATAAAAGAGAATATAACTTGGTATTCCGCACGAGGTACATTTATCTCCCGTATGGTAGATGCCGGTTGTTCTCCGGCTGTTACGGCAGAACAAGCAGGAAACAGTGTTGCGGTAATCTTTAAGCACTATTACAAGTTTACCGAAGGCGAAACCTTATTGACAAAAATGAATTCTGTATTCTAAAGTAGCAACCAACAAGTTAGAATTTCCGGATATTTTAATGGATGAAGCCGGATTTGACAGGGCTATTGTTTTATTATTCGGGAAGTTTCGCTATCTTTGTTGCAATGAAGACGACAGGCTGGGTATGATTCCTGCCGTCTTCATACCCAGCCCGAAAATAGACGGGGGGATATACATATTGTACGTTCGCTGAACGTCTTGGTATAGATAAACTTGCACTTTTCAAAAAGGCAAGATGTATACGCAATGTTCATGCTGTGTATGCTTATATAAAATGAGTTCACGCTGTTCTTTTGGGTACAAGGCGAACATAACCATTAAAATATTATTGATATGAAACAAATTACTTTGTACGTGTACCAATCTATCGACGGTTGTCAGGCTTCTTCGGACAAGTATTTCGATACAGCGGTGGATGCCTCCGGTTGCGTGCTGATTGATGAAGAAACTTACCTGCGCATTTATATGAATCATTTGGGCTGGCCAATTACAGCGAAAGAGACTTTGGTTGTAACGAACAATGCTATCAACCTGACTGAGAATGAACGAGTGCAGTTTATTACAGGGGATGTAGTGGCAGAACTGCAGAGAATAAAAGAGGATGGCGACGGTACGGTGGTGGCTTACGGTGAGGAGATTGGAACTCTGCTTTTGGATAACGGGTTGGCGGACGAAATCACGGTAACGACCGTACCGATACTGGTCGGAGGTGATGAGAAAGCACTGAAATGCGGATTGAGTGACGGTGGAACCTGGATTGTGCGGTCGAACAAGATGCTGGTGGATGGTAAAATACGGACAGTGTACGGAAAGGTGTGATGACGAAATACAACAGAAATGTGTCATAATTTACCACAGATTACGCAGATGTACATAGACTAAATTTAACAAACAGATGATACTCTGTAATATTTGTCTGCGTAAATCCGTGTAATCTGTGAATATAATTTTTACACATTCTCTTGGGTTTTCAATAAATAATAAATAAAATAATGGACTATATACAATTATTCCGGTATTGGGAGTATAGTATTGTCCACTTAAAGATTAGGAATATCTCCTTGAAACGGGTTTGATAAGCAAGTCGATGTGCTCGTGTTCAAGAATATGCTTCATAGCCTTGTAGATGGGCATCTTCTCAATGCCAGCAATCTTTAGAGCTTCCATTTTAATGGTATTCTCAACCAGCTGTAAGTAGTCCTCCTCTTTCAGCTCAACATATTTTTGTGACTGGGATTTCAATTTTGCCATATCATTAATTGTCTTTATTATTTATTTCCGAAATCAGCAGGAATCTCGCCCCATAAGTGCTTGTCCCAATACAATACCTCTATATCCACTATCCTTGCTTCCATTACCTTGAGAAATATCTCCGCTTTCTGTAATGCCGGGCATGTGCGTGAGGAAGCGGTCTGTCTATTATTATACCATGTAATACCCGTTATACTGTCGGAATAGATTGTGTGCGGAGTCCCCGGATGCTCTAAAATATACTTGACAGCTGTCACAATACCGAGAAACTCCCCGATATTGTTTGTCCAATTGCCAATTGATTCCGAAAAGAGTTCCATTCCGGAAGAGAGGTCGACAGCCCGGAAGCGTGTCAATCTCTCTTTTGCCTTATGGGTACCATCGGTCGCTATGCCTACCTTTGGTTTTCCTTTCATTTGCTTCTTCCCGAATGTCCGTTTTTCGTGTGGATGAATCCGTCAGATTCCATGCGTCGTACCAAAGCCTGTGCTTGGTTTAGGTAATCGTTGATTACACTCTCCTGATGCCTGATATCCTTGCGCCCTTTGAGAATTTCCAATACACCGTCTATTGTACGGCTCATAGCACTCTTTCCGTCCTTGGGATCGAAGAAAATCTTTTTGTTGCCGAATGTCACAGTTACTTGATACAATGTTTTCGGGACAATTATTGTTTCCACATGCGCTTGAAACAAGACAGGGGTAGCAGCAACCACTACATATCCTTTGGCGTTGTGCATGGGTTTCAACTCTACCGAATAGAGGATGTTTGGCTCAATAGTTCCTTTCAGATCTTCTGAAAGAACACATATTTGTTTGCCAAATCTTGAGTCTTCACGAACTCCCATCAATTTACGTGTTTTGGAGTGGCGCGAAACGAATCCGATCAGTTCGCCTGTCCGCTCCGATTTCGCAAACTTCAGTTGCGATTTTTCCGATGTCATATTACAGGTCTTTCATATTCAATCTATTACTTTCAATTAACAATATGTCTTTAATAACTCACTTTATCATGCAAATATATATCAAATAAGCGTGTTGACAAAGTATTTTAATCATTAGTTTTCAGGTAATTATGTACGAATATATAGAGAAAGACTGCACTCAGTACAGTCTTTCTTCCTCTGTAAAATGGCTGAAACGTTCATCTGTATCAGAGGTTTGCAGAAGATAACGGCATTTCCAATATCGGTAAATCCGCCCACCGTTAGGTATATAGTAATTTATATCGTCAGCGTTCAGATATTGGTTTCCCTGTTCTGTGCCGTGATGCATCCATCTGGCACATCCCGGCAGATTAGGGTTGTCCCGGACATAAAAATCCATCTTCTCTTTCCCTGTCACGAAAATGTTATGTACGCGGATATCCTTGTCAATCGGAAACCTGTAAACATATAGGGCGAAGTCGCAAATATCCGTCTCCAAAAGATTGTTTCCAAAATGTATCGGGGCTTCCTTTTCCAGACTTTCAAAACCATTCCGTACGCTTGTCCGTGTGCATATTTCCGCAAACCGTTCATCTGTTACAGGTTCGGCTGTTGCATATACCACCCGGAAGCCATTGTTCGTACTGTCCCTGACCATGACATGGGCCACTATCTCGGAAGATTTGTTGATACTGTTGTCCATTGGATCAGTCTTATCGGGAATACACATCCGTAACAGCCCTACCACAATGACAAGAAATACCAATATCGCCCGTGGACCGATTGTAGTTGTCATGAAAACAAACTCATCAGCCTGCTTTCTTAACTGTTTCATAGAATTTTGAGGATGTGGCGGCCGGATGCACCCCGGAACTCGGACACGCATACTTCATGTCCTGCATCCAACAACCGGTTTCGACATTCCTCCATGGCAGTATCTGATATCCTGACAGCAGGAATATTCGCCGCCGTCATCTTGAAAAGAGGCGCTACCATGATCCGGGAAATCGTTTCGGCGTCTTCAAAATACGCTTCGTATGAATCACCTACATGGAAAAGGGTAATGGTTTCCACGCCATGCTTTTCTTTCATACCTCCGTAACACTGACGGATAATCTGTTCCTTTTTCATATAATATATGTGTATGGTTTGGTGTCTGCCAAACATAAAAAGTACCTGCAACCAATTCAGTTGTTGGGAGTTCATCCGAAAGGTATATACAGACTTTTTTATTGGACAAATATACAATAAATTGCGGACTCGCCCCACTTTTTATAAGCGGAACTATTCTCTCATTTTCACCTCCTTTTTTCAAACTCCTCACTGATGGTTTTAACGAATTGTTCATATTGTCTATCCTATGGCTTTTACTACAGGCCTTACCATGGAACAGAGGTGTAAAAAGTAGCCCAAGTTCTCGCTTATAGAAAATCCACCAATAAGGACAGCGCCTGCTTTAATACGACAATATTTTCCGTACATAGCGTAATCACCCGTGGTTTTGATAAGGCCATATCTCGGTAACAGTTCCGGTAGCGTGTCAAGTATCGGGCGTATGACCTCTTTTAGAAAGCTCGGACTTTCTTCCGTTCTCTTCCTCCCGCTTCCTTTTCTGTCGGTATTGCTTCCTTCCGTATGATAAAAAGCCTCAAAACGTTTACGGTATTTTTCTGTCAGTTCTTTAACACCTGTTTCCATCGTTTTAATTATACTCTGCAAGCCATTCGTCCAGTGTCATGGAATCTTCAAATCCGTACTCTTCAATCCGCACGTAACCATTTTCTCCCATGACCAGCTTTTCTCTTGTAAGGATTGTTCCGGCACGGTTTACCATTACCTCCGGTTCAATGGTCGCAAAACGCCCGCCGTCATCCGACTCCCGGATATCATACGCATGCAGTCCTTCCGGCACGGCATTGCGGTCAATCTTGAAATTGGTGAACAATGCCGGTATACCGTTGACAGTCATAGAGTCAAAGTTCTCGTCTTGAATATTTCTTTGGGTAATCATATTAAATTGTTTTGTGGTTATTACTTATGCTCGGGAAGTTCAATGGCCCGAACCCAATTATCCTGGTCATTGAACATCTCGTCATTGATTCTTGCCGTGAACTCCAGCGGTGTCATCTTTTCAACCTCTGTATGCGGGTTGTTCTCGTAATCGAAAATGATCTCCTTGTCAGGAGCGTCACGCCCGAAACCATCCATAGGGAAAGAGAACACCCACACCTCTTTGACCTCATCTTTCCCGAGAAATCGTTTCAGGTTGTCCGTGTAAGCCGAACATCTGTCCCAGCCAGAGTCCACGAAAGCGGAGATCTCCGCCTCCGTTTTATCCGTGCTTTCTTTCAGGAAAGCGACGGCGTTCTGTTTCCAGAGTTTCTGCCCGACGCATAGTTCCAGATACCGTTCCCAGACGGTAACCAGCCAGTCGATATTGATTTCGTAAAGATGACGGCAGGGGAAACGCTCCCGGCTGTCGGGATTATAGAGCATGCAGCTCCCGTCCGACCTGATCTCTTCCAGCTTGTACGCGGTATATACCGGTATGCCGTGATGTTCATCGTCCTCGCCTTCCTCCTCGACATAGACCGTGTGGGGCAGCAAGCCCTCCGGCATTTTTGGAATCGCCCTGAGATTGGCGATAATCTCCTGTTCCAGTTCTTTCTGTTTTTCCTGTAATTTCATTTTCTGTCAGTATTTAATTGGATTTTGCCTTCTTTGAATAACTTCTGTTTGTAGCGCCGGTATTCACGGATAATTTCAGTGTGCTTTTTTCGGTCAGGCTTGTACAGCCCCTTCGCTTTGCGCTTATTCAGCAGCTCCCTGTTACGCTTCTCCCTTTCGGGATTCACGATGAACGTAATCAGGCGGCGGCTTACACCGTACTCGCGTGCCAGCTGGCGCTGACTGACATCTTCCGTCATGTAACGGTGGAAAATCTCTGCCCGCTGTTCGGGTGTCAGTTTTTGCCTGCGGTCATACCGTGTCCCGCAAATGGTTATTCCCGTGCTTCTGTATGGCATGGCTGTGTCTGTTTATCGTTTGCATTCCATGAATAAAAGTCGTAATAGCCTGATTTTTTTTACAGTTCATATCTATTTGATTTTGATTTAATTCTTGACCAAACAGCATTTCCGTTGTATATCAACTCATTTACGCTGAATTGCCCATTAGTGTACAGAGGAGTACTTCCAAACGCATCTATATTTCCGTCCATTTTCTTATTACCACAGATGTATATTTGAATTTTACCGGACTTCTTCGCCTCTTTAAGTAAAGCGGAAACACTTTCATCATTAACGCAGTGCCTACATTTTCCGTTTATCCATACAGATATGGAAGTTACTTCTTTTTCATAAGCACATCCCATTCCATCGGAGGCATGTGCTACTAAAACATCTTTATTCATTACTAAATTATTTATATCTTTTTCTTTCATGTCATTTGAGAGTTTCTTGTCACAAACAAGTTATCGTTGGTCCTGAGTCAATGTCAATTCCAATCGAAGCGTACTTTATAGGGAAGTAATATTCAACACCCTTACCATTAGCCATATAATAGTGGAGATTTTCCTCTTTTATCCAACACTCACGTACCGGAGAGTTATTAATACTTACTATCCTGTTGAGATTGATTTTTACCTTTTCTTTCTTGTCCTGAACGGCCAACTTAGTTTCTTCATTTTCGCCTTCGATTGCATCTTGAATTTGTGTGTCAAGGCCAATCGGCGGTAATGTGATTTTTGTAGTTTGTATTTTCATTTTTAATTCTTTTGTTGTGTATTAATCGATAAATGCAACCATTCGGGCAAATAGGATTGGGAATAATCTGTTTCTCCATGATTAAATTCATTCCTGTTTTTAATACTTCTGATTCCATACTTTATCTCCTTTTTGTTCGTATTTAAACTAAAACATTGATATATCGGCAGGCCATTTTTCCACGTCCGTATCTATAAGCATATGCGTGTATTTATCCGACGGGTATTTCTTTTGTGCCTTAAAAGTCGCTTCGATATAATTTTCCGCTTCTACAATCAAGTGTGGCATCTCATCTATATAATCTCTATAAGTATCTCCGTCCTTGTCGGTTATCCACTTATATTTAAAAATCTCAAAGGTATAATGTGCCATTCATTTCTATGTATTAGTGAACTTATACCGTTGAGAAAATTCCCAACAGATCTTCGGCGGTCAGGGGACGGAGGGAAACGGCGTTGAATTCCTGGACGTCGTCCTCGTGTATATCCCGCACCCCTACGGTCGGATTCTCGCTACTCGGCCGTAAGTATATGACTTCAAGCAGCATTTCCTTGCGGTAAGCCGCTGGTCCGTCTCCAAAACTTCGGCGTATCGAACCGACCGTCTCGTCCGTCAGGCGTACGAAATCCCCGGTGCGGAATGATGGTGCCGGACTCGTGACGGGAGCCGGCATCTGCCGGCCCCTATGTCCTTCCAGGTCTTCCACTGCCATTGCGTAGGCCCTATATTCCGCTTCAGTCCCGAATTGCCTGGTTATCACGTGACCGCCGGAGTCGGCGGTATTCTCTTCCGGCGGGATGATCCCGGTTTTCTTGTATATGCTTACGGTGTCCTTACCGGGCAAAAGTGTCACTGTTATCATGATCGTGGCAATCGTTTTTTATGACAAGTGAAAATCCATATCCTTTTCCTCGAAATCGGTCAGGTGTTCTTTATTGTATTCCTCTATGACCGTTGCGGGAATATATGTTTCACCGCTTATCTCGAACTTTCCCCGCGCCAACAGCTGCGCGAGCGTATCCACATGACCTTTCAGTATTTTTTCGATTTCCTCACGCTTGCCTGTTACCGTGGCACCAAGGCGCATCCATACTGACTCTTCACACTGGGTGTCCGTATCTTCCGGTTCGTCCTCATGACGTATGATCTGGTAATCGCTCCAGCCGTCACCGTCATTCAACCCGGCGACATAGGCGTTATATTCTTCAAGAGTTTTGAACTCTTTCTCGTCCACGACACCCCCGTTGTCCATCAGCCATTCCTCGGAAGGCAGTTCCTTGCTCTCGTCATATTTTCTTACGGCATCCTCGCCAAAAATCATGGTTATCTTTATCATATGTCTTTTTGTTTTGAATGGTTTATTTGTATAATCTTTCTTTTCTACGCTCTTTCAGGGTATTCCGGAGATATTTCATGAGCTTTCCGCAAGGACACAGGGCATGTTCCCGCTGGCGGGCATAGCTCAGGTCACCGTTGGAGAGAATCATGCCTTCGGCATTGAGACAGAGATCGCCATAAACGTAGTTCTCCTCCGTAAGGTAAATCCTATGAACGGGATTCGGATGTCCCTCCGTACTGCGACCTTCCCGGAAAAGGAAGATCCGTTCGGCCTGTCCCCTGACTCCGAAAAAGGGATACGGGGAAAGTGCCGCGAGCGTGGCGGCATGCTCTGCCGGATCATGGAAACGGTCGTCGCTCATTTCGAGCATGTGGCCGGAGTCCTGCTCCTTTTCCTCCTGGTACTCGTACAGCGCGGCACAGGCTTCTATGAATTCCTCCGAACGGGATGTGGCAGAGCCGTTGGTTACGATATAAAAGTCATTGACAGTAATGCCGTAGGCGCGTACCCGATCAAGGATATGGCGGATGGCCCGGACGTTAAGCGAAGGCTCGCCGCCCGTGATGTTGAAATGGTGGATATGCCTGACATGCCGCAGCAGGTTGCTTATATGTTTCAAAGGGATATCCACGGGCTCGGCATCTCCTCGCATGCAGTGGGCACAGCACATGTTGCAGCGCCGGGTAATCTCGATACAAAGATTTTTAATATAGAGTTCTTTCATGAGATGTTTTATAGATTTTCGACCAATTCACAGAAAGCCTCAAAGAGTGCCCCGGTGTGTAAATCCTTGGCCGGAACCTTGCGGATATCCCCGCTTTCGTAATCCAGTTCGGCATACAATTCCCCGTTGTCCACCGTAAAACCGTAAACGCAGCAGGGGTCATGGTCCTCGTCGCAAACCTGTACGGAATACCCCTCGACGGAAAACTCCCCGTCATCGAAACGGGAGACGATTTTCCGCATCAGTTCCAGCATGTCTTTTTCCAGCATACGGTAATGTTGGCCCAGTTTGTCAAGCTGCAACCGGTCTTCTTCCGATACCGGACAGGCAATCTCCACGTGTTCCGACGGCAACTCGAAAGTCTCCTTTCCGTCACCTATTTTCACGATATTTTTGACGTAATCTACGGCAAGCACATCGTACTCGCCGGATTTTTCTCGGGCGGGATCGTCCCACCACACTTTTTGTCCTTTTTTGATGGTCGTTGTCATTTGATATTCTATTATTCTTGTTCCTGAAATGAATTCCTTACAGGATTTCAAGTTCGGCTGCGTAGACTTCCGCCTCACTTACCCCGTCACCGATCAGGATGATGCGGTCGTCGAATTCCTCCAGAGCTTCCAAATCTTCGTCTGTGAGGTCCGCATATCTCTCTTCAAAGGCATCATAGACCTTGTATTCCCCGAAAGTTTCACCGGCAGGGTCATTCCAGAAGACTTTTTGTCCTTTTTCAAATTTTCTCATTGCCCCGGTATTTCAATCAAAGTAAACGGAATCCCATTCCGTCCAGTAACACTCTCCGTCCGCTTCGTCCGCGTGGCTCAGGTCTTCGTCCATCTGAGCCTTGTCCCCGTGGTAAAGGGCGAGCGCGCACTCGTCGGAACAGGCGAATTCCCCGCCCAGATAATATCCTTCTTTCATGGGTTTCCCGCAATGGTCGCAGCGGCGGACATTCTCATCGTCAGGTTCAGGTGTTGTCGCCACAATCCCGTCCGCCGTTTCCGCAGCGTTTCCAGGTCCGCGCAGGGCCGGTTCCATAGCTGTAATTTCATCTTTGCCCTGTCCCTTCCGGAAATCAAGGCTGCCTTCATAATGGCCTGCAAGTATTGTCCTTTGGTTATCTTTGTTCATAGTTCTGAATTTTTGCCCGTTTTACAATTCTCATATTGTCATAGCCGGTCTGCCTCAATTCATCCAGCAGGCCGGCATATTCCTTTTCCGTTACCGGTTTGGTCGTGGCGACGACATGGCTGTAATCCGCCGCGCCATGCTGGCCGACGTGCATGTAGGAGGTTGCCTCACCCCGCCGTCCGCTCCACGGTATGTCCGGGAACAGGGCGATGACCTGTCCGTCGGGATAGCGTCTAAAGACCATCCTCGTCATTTCGTCCGCAGATTTCCGTGTCGATTTCATAATCCCCGTATTTTTTGAATTCGTAATCTATTTCGCTGATGATTTCGTCAACCTCTTCGTCAGTTATTTCATCGACTTTCGGGTTGTCGATATCAAGCCGTACAGTCAGGTAAATGGTTCTTGTTGCCATTGTATCGTATATTATTAGTGTAACAAAGCCGGCCTATGACAGGCCGACGGTATATTTCTCTATCAGCCGTTTCCGGTACGCCTTGTCCTTTCCGGCGGCAAGGCTTGCCAGCTTGCGGATATTCCGGTTGGCTTTTTCCGCCACCTGTTCTACTGTCGGTCCGGGAATCATGAAATCACGACATCCGGTACCGCAATACCGCTGCTTCCCCTTGACCGTCCTGCCACAGGCCGGACATCGACGCTTGCCGTCACGTTCCAGTACTTCCAGAATATTGGCATGAATGCCTTCCCACCATTCAATACGGTCTATGTCATAATCGTAGACGGTTATCGTGTTCCCGAAACTACGGGCTTCGACCTCAACGGCAATGCCCTCATCTTCAAGGCAAACCTTCAATACCGGGTCTTCGTTAGGCTCACAGTGCCTGTCATACCAGATGATATAGGTGGGATCCTCCAGTTCGCCGGGTTCTCCCAGACAGAGTTCCGTAAGGCGGTTGCTCGTCAGGATATTGCGGATTGCAGTCTGTAAATTTTCAATGCTGTTCATCGATGCTTGGTTTTATGGTTATTCATTCGATTGTCAATTCATTTGGGAGGCGTAGCCGATAAACTGAAAGATATCGGCATACTGCTCACTGTATATGTAAAAACCGCTCCGTTTCTCACCGGTTTCTGCATCTATTCCGTCGGCATGAAGGTATTGCCCGTTTGTCAGGTATACGTCGGTGAGTTTAATACGGGGCGTGTCGTGCTTCCCGTACAGGGTTGTCGTGACAGGGAAGTTGTTGTCATCGAGTTCCTCCTCTTCCGTGAGGCCGAGCGATACGCGGCCGTATCGTTTTAGAAATTCGAGCATGAATTTCAGCATGGCCTGCCCGGCCTCGTGCAGCCGTTCGTCGATAAAGGCGTACTGGACGGCGAACAGGTGCAGCTCGTCGGCACTCATTTTGTCCGGGGCTTTACCCGGCTCCGCATTGTCTTTCTGTATTTTATCCATATCTGTCATGTTATTGGTTTCATGTTTCCAGCAGGGTAAAGGAGACGGTCAGTATCACTTTCCCGTCACCCAGGCTGAAGACTTCCAGGCAGTCGTTCCGGATAGTCCTTTTCAGGATATTGCCCCGGTATCGGGAATTGCGTACCTTGAAGGTAAAATCATCAATGAACGAGCTGATGCAATGAAGCACGTGGTCGAATTCTTCCTTGCCGTACCGTTCCGTTTCAGGGAAGACGCCTTTCAGATGCGCCCGCAGGCCCAATATATAGCTTGGGGTCTTGTTCGTGATCTTCCTCGAGTATGTAATTCTGTATTTCCTGTCCATGATGTACCGTTCCATTTAACCGTTATCGTCATACCAGCCCCCGATATCATCGAAATAGCCGTTCGAGTCCCATTCTTCCAGCAAGGTGGTCGGATACGTCCATTCAAGGCTGTAAAACAGGTCCTGGCACACCTCTTCATTACCCTTGCACAGGGCGAGCAGTGAGTTATGCGTGAAACAGCCGTTACTGCTCTCCGGTACACGCCAGCCCTCATGGTCTTCTGCCGCGTATTCAGGTATATAGCACACTTCATCGGGGCGGTAGAGAAAGGCATCCTCGTTCTTGTAGATGTTTCCTTCCCCTCCGTATTCCAGTTCATAGAATACACCTTCCGGCGTTTCTATCCTTTTGCCAATTTCTATCATAGCGTTATCGTTTCGTGGGTATATATAATCACCATCCGGGAGGACAGCACCTTGTCGCGTACCGTGGGGTTGGCGATTGCCCAATCGGAATGGAAGCGCATGTCCGGAATGGATGCGGTGTCCACAATATCGCCCTCGTTTTCCAAATGGAGGTAATCCGGCTGGTACAGGTCGCAAAGATATTTACCGTCCGTGTCGCTGACGGCGTATATCCTGCCGTCGAGTGCAGCCGCCATTTCCTCCTCGCTGCGGTAGACCAGCAGGTATTTACAGCCGGCCTTCATCTCTTCCGCAATCCGCTTATGCAGCTCTTCGGGGGATAATTCACGCAGTCTCGACACGACCGCCCCGATACTTTCCACGGCATCGTAGCTGTCCAGGGCATCATGGCAGGTCGTTTCAAACTCCTCTTTCGGGCGACCCGCAAAATTGATGGTACGGACTTCCTGCCTGTGCCCGCCGAGCAGGTAAAAGGGCGTGCCGTTCCATTGTTCCTTTCTGACAGAGAGCGGCCGGGAACACTCCCGTGTCTGCCGGTTCACAGTGGCATACAGTTCCAGACTTTCCCCGCATTCCATATGCAGGATATGCCGGGCGAACTCCGCGAACGTCATGATTTTGATTCCTTCCCCGTTTGCCGTGAAGAAATCCTGTCTTGTCTGTTTCATAAATCCGTTTCTTTAAGAGTAGGTAATCGTTTTGTATAAGGGGTGGAATATTCACCTCGTTGTGAAAAAAAAGACCGCCGCAGCCGTAGCCGCGACGGCCCGTCATCATTATGGCATGTGATGAACAGGTTCTGTTTCCGTTATTCGTCTTCGTAGTATGGTACACCGTGCCTAACCAGTGCTTTTTCCATTTCTTCCCACCAGATTTCACTATGGCGGTCGTTGTTAAAATCGATGGACTCGCCTTCACCGAGCCGCAGCCGGTCGCGGGTCTCCATTTCCGTTTCGTACACAATCTGTTCCATCTGTTCGTCCGTAACATGGCAGGTGTTGAACGGCTCCGGCAGGGATTCCAGCTCCCTGCGTGACAGCTCGGATTGCCCGCAAGTGAAAACCTTGTCATAGAAAGCGTCGTCTTTCGGCGGCAGTTCGGGTTCTTGTTCCGGCAGCACATCCAGATAATCCGACTCGTACAGGTAGTTCCCGTCACGTCCCTGCGTCTGCCGGTTGTTCTCGAACTCTTCCAGGTCACTTTCTGTCAGGCGGAATTCCTTTTTCTTGCGCCGCAGGTACTCCATCATGTTTTCGAGGGAGGAGAACGGGGCTATGAGTTCCATGGAAGAACGGCTGTGCCAGGCGTCGCTCCTGTACAGCAGGTAGACCTGCGGACGGTTCCGGGCCGCCTCCTTGCGGTATTCGCCGAACTCGAATAGGGCATTGTCGAAACTTCCGAACGCCAGCCTGATCTTGTCCTCGATGGATATGGATTCCCGGTATTCCTCGAACCGGCACTGCACATACTCCATGAAATCCGTATTGCCCAGTGCCTCCATGAGCGTGGTGTCATCGGCCGAGAGCGCGATATCGGCCCCAGCGAAATTGTCGGCCGACAGCACGTGTTTCTCTTCATTGTATTCGTCTTCCGCCCGGCAGACGGCCAGTCCGGGCGTTTCCGCTTCAATCTCCACGACCTTGCGGAGTGTCTCTTCGATAGCTATCCGGTATTTTTTCATATCAGATGATGTTTATTTGTTTCAGTTCACGTTTGTAGTTTCTCAATGACGGCTTGTGCCCTTTCTCCCTTACGATCTGGCGCATCTGTGCAAAGGTATACGCCTTCTCCATGTCCAGATCGTAGTCCGTGGCGAATGCCGTCATGCCGACATAGCAGAATCCGAATTTTTGGTGCAGCATGTCGGCCGTATAAGGAGTCATGTCTTCCGCCAGGGTTACGGGGACGGCCATTCCCCGGATCTTGAACTTCAGCCCCTCGATAAGGGTCCCGCAGTTGTCGCTGTGGTAGGTCAGGCTCCCGCGCCGGGCGCAGTAACCGACGGTCTCGCCCATGAAGGTGTTGCGGAAGATTTCCGTACGGTTCAGGTCCTTCAATTTCTCGACACCGTAATAACAGATTGCCTGTACGGCTTTCAGCGACTTGTCCACTCGGGGCTTGACGAAACGCGGGTCATTCTCCGCCACGTTCTTTTCCAGCCACGTGCGGTGGAAGGTTCCGACAGGCACGTCGAACACCTTCTCCGGCGTGCAGTATTTTGAATCCGACCGGGTCATCATCAGGTGTGCCGAGGACGGCTCGTATCGTTCTTTCAGGTAAAAAGCCAGACAGGTATTGCCGATTTTGCAGTAAGTATAGTCGTCACGGCTGTTTTTCAGCGACAGCATCGTGGTTTCCCTGCCGTAAAACTTCTCGGGCAGTCCGGTCTGTCGGCAGAACTCCGTGAGGAAATGTCCGGGGATGGCATGTGCATAACTGCGCTCCCGGTAGCACTCTTTCGCCATTTGCGGGGTGATGAACCGTTTGGCAAAGTCACAGATATGGTAATGACCGTAATCATACGCCGCCTGTGTGTTCGCGGAGGTCTGGAACTTTTTGGGCATCTGGCGGAACCAGCGGAAACACGTCCCGTGCTCCATGCAGTAGTCGACAAATTCCCGCGTCCATACATTTTCAGGAAATTCGGGACAGTTGCCGTTTCTTCGGACGAACGCCTTGCATACTTCCGTCGTGAGCAGGGATTGTTCAGTTTCCCCATCGATATAGCAGTTTGTCTCCCGTTTGCTGTTATCGATGGCGATGACCAGTCTTTCCGGTGTCTTGAACCGCTTCGGCAGCTCCCCGAACATGTAAGGGTGTTTCTCCATCAGCCGGTCCGCCAGCATGTCATCCAGATATGCCGACAACGGCTTGAAAAACTGGGGGTCTGTGATGAAGTTTTTCCCTTCGGTCGAGCAGACAGCCGCATGGAGAATCCCATAGGAATAGAACCGGGCGGGAACAAGCGAGAGGTCATGTTCCGCCATCTTGCGGTAATACGCCGCGTTTTTGAAGCGCGGCGGCACAACGGCGTCGGTAACCGTGCTTAATATTTTCATCTCGTCGAGCATCCCGTAATAGAACCCTTGAGTCTTTACCCCAACGGGGACATATCCGAGGATAAGACCCGTTTTCATGACGGCGTCTGTCCTGCTGTCCGTGTAATACGGATCGTAAATATAGCTGCGCAAGGCCGAGTATGCCAGCTGTGCGTCCCAGAGGCGTTCAGGTATGAAAGCGAGAATGTCAAAATCACCGCGTCCGTTTCGTATGACCGCTTCCGCCATCCCACGGGTAACCATTGCCTCGGGAACGGCGGTGATGTTCTTCGGTTTTTTGCGCGTGGCATAGTCACAGACTGCCCCCGAACGGCACGCCTCCGGGATATTGCGCAGCTCGAAGCTGTGCCAGTTGTCCGTACTGCCCGCGATGATGCGTTCAATACGTTCGGGTGTGAGGAAGCGTCCCGGAATATGGCTCAGCACCTCTATTTCCTTGCTCTCGACGGCTGCCTCCACGATCTCTTCCGTGAACAGGCAGTCCGGCAGCCATTCTATGGCCGATACGATGTTATTGTGTAGCATACAGTTTCTTTTTAAGTTTGGATGATCGTACGATTCTCACAAGACGGCTACCGCGGTAGACATAGAGTATCCGGGATTCCCGTTCGGCAAGCTCCTGAAGCTCCTGCCAATGCGGCGTTTCGATCTTCTCGAGTCTGGCACGGTTATTTACATAAACAGTTATCGGCTTCATGCTGTCATGGGAGGGCGTGTCTTCAACGGAAAGCTGCAGTTCACGTCGTTCGCCCTTGTCTATGATATACCATTTACCACTATCGAACAGGAGGCACGTGTTCTCCATGCGGCTGAAAATGTCCGTGTTGTCCGCGATGCGTGATACGGATTGCTGCCGGGTCTCCCGTCCGTCACGGATCTTTGAAAAGCAATGGACAACGTCACCGGCCCCTGTCCATTTCCCATAGGGTGACGGTCCCAGTTTATGTATGTCGCCCAGCGAAAGCAGGGCGTCCACCCGGCAGTCGTTAGGATAGAACACCCGGAGTTTCCTCACAAGGTCTTTCGAAAGCGTCTCATGGAGCGCCTTGATGTGCCGGACTCTGCCGTCCGGCAACAGTTTCCCGATTTGTATGCTCATTGTCTTGTTTTTTATTAAAGTATAATCTGGCTGCTTTCTTTCTACCTGCAGCTTTGGCTGGAAATTGATATCTGCCGGATTACTTGCATGCGGTCGCCTGAAAAGGGTTGTTTGACCGGCATGACGATGGCCGGAGAGTGCATGGCAAACGGTTCCTTCCCGTCATTTCTTTGCTTTGTCTGGCAGGATTTCCCTGTCGGTTGCCGTACGGCAGAGCATCAGTTTTCCTGAACCGGTATGCTTGTACCCTTCCACGAGCTTCCCTTCGGCCAGCATCTTTTCGTAGATCTCACGGATATAGCGCCACGCCGGGGAGGTGCTTGAATAGACGGAACTCTCACGGAACGTCTTGACCCGGAGTTTTTCGACAAGTATCTCCTGCACCTGCTCACGGCTCTTGTACAAGTTCCGGCGTCTGGTACGGAAGGCTTCGCTGAATATCCCCTCAATGCCCATGGCATGGACTTCGCGGTAATACGCCAGTTCTTCCTCTTCCGTCAGGTCGAGGACTTCCCCGTAGGTGTCGGTACGCAGGTATTGGAATGTCGTACCTTGCGTCAGAATCTTCTCGATGCGTCCGATAAGTTCTTTCCTTACGGGACCGGAGAGTTCTTGCGGGTGGCAGTAGAGCCGTGTCTTATCCAGCACGACATCCGGACAACCGCCGTATTTGCGCTCCTCGATTGTGAAGCCGTTTTGCGAGAACAGGCTTCTGATTTCGGCGAAAAATGTCTCTGTCTTTTCCTCTGACATACCACGTCCCCATTCGTAACCGGATTCGATGCGGAAGTAGGTGTCTGTATATATCGGTTTATCCATTTTTACAGTGTTGTTTTTTAGATGTTGTCATATTAAGCATAGCCCGGAAACCAACCATCCGGTTTCCGGGCGTCCTTGAAATTGTTGTCAGATATGTATGGAATTGAATACCTTGTCGATGTCCTCCTGCGCCAGCCCGATGTAGCGTCGTGTGGTCTCCAGATTGGAATGGCGGAATATCTGGTTGAGCAGGATCAGGGCTTCCGCCGAACGCCCCATCATCTCGTAGACATAGCGCCCGAAGGTCTTGCGGAAGGTATGTGTGGAAAAAGCGCGTATGGGAATCCGGTATCTGACCCGGAACACCTTAAGCAACCGGTTGATGTATTCCAGAGAGTACGGATTGCCGGTTTGCGGGTTCATGAAAATCAGGTTTTCCACATCGGGGCTGCCCTGCAGCCCGTACAGATGCCGCGTCTTTTCCTGTACATATCGGCTGAACTTCACCATGCGGCTCTTGCGGGTTTTCTTCTCCGTCTTTACCAGCTGGTTGCGGCCGAGCACGTCTTTCCATCGGAGTGTACGTACGTCCGAAGCCCGGAATGCCGTACAGAATGACAGCCAGCAGTAGGTCGCCCACAGGTATTCACCGTCTTTTTCCAATGCATCGAGCAATTTTCGGAACATATCCATGGGAAGGTAGTCCGCTGTTGTCAGTTGTCCTCTGATGCGGGTCATGGTCAGGCTTCAGGCAGGTTTTCCGAGAGCATCAGCTCGGCCAATGCCCCGTTCTGGGGAATCATGGCTGGGATGTCCGTGCGACCGGGTTTGTAGATTTCGGTTGCCACGTTATAGATGTCCCACGCTGTAAGTGTTTTCTTCTCCTCGGCAAGTTTGAGCAGATCCTCGGTAAAAATTGAAATTTGGGACTGGTTGAGCGGGTAGGTTTCCACCTTGGACGAGAGGCGTTTGTCGGAACTGTCATGTGATACGCGCAAGGCGGTCAGCAGGCCGATGTAGGCGTACATTTCCACGGGGGTAATCACTTTCGCTTTCAGACGGCGGATACGTTCCCGGTCCTCATTCATCTGCACTTCGAAGTTAGACAACCATTCATCCACGCGCTCGAAAAGCTGTTCGGTGGAGGCCTTTTCTTTCCCATAGTTCGAAACGCTGCGTTCGGGAGAGAGGATGCACTGGTTGTGGCACACTTTAACGCAGGGGCCTATTGCAGCCTGTATGCCGTCCTGATGGAACGCAACGACCAGCGTGGTGGTCAACTCGTCCGTTTCCCATTCTTTGATGCGGATGGTCGTGTAGACACGGCGCAGAATATGTGCCTCGACAGCCGATGTTCCGAACTTCTGTTCCACCTGGGGCAGGACGACCACGCCGGGCTGGGCCTTGTTCTTGTTCTGGGCGGCGAAGATTTCCTCCACCTCGTAGTTCAGGTTGTGTTTCTGGCAGAGACCCGCCATGCGCTCTATCACCTCGTAATGGTAAATTCCCTTGAGCGGGTTGCCGTAGATGTCATTCTCCTTGTGTGTGCGTCGGAGCGTGTCGAGTGTCATCACCTCGACGTTGTTGTTCTGAAAATCGAACTGCACGGGGGCAGCCGTTGTTGCTAATGCTGTTGCCATAATGATTGGTGTTAAAAAGTTATACAATAAGAAAGGCGGTGGAGCGTCGTCCACCGCCTTCCGGAATTTATTCTGTCGCGTCGGGAAGATAGCGCCGGCATATCATGTCCGTGACGCTCGGATAGTAGGAGTTCCCGTAGGTGCCGTACGGGCCGTAACGGGCCAGGAAGCGGAAGTAAAAGTCCGCCGGACGGTTGTAGCTGGTGTGTATCCGGGTCTTCCTCAGCCGGTAGGCGTAGTCCATGGACGGCACCACCGTGACTTTCCGCCCGTTGAAATAGAAGTTGCCCTCCCTGTCCGAGGAGAACAGCACCTCCTGTCTTGCCGGACGGTCGTCGGCGACCACCCGGAAGAATTCGCCGAGGGAACGGCAGTTCTGGTATTCTATCGGGATCGCATCGCCCTCTCTCAGTTTCCGGTCCAGCTTGTCAAGCAGGCTGTTGATGGCCGGCGTGTACAGGTTCTCGGACTGGAAGCAGCACGTTTCCTGCCAGTGCTTCTCGAAAAGGGAGCTGATTTCAAGGATCAGCGAGAGGGTCTCACGCGCTGTCTGCGGTCTGTCGGCCAGATAATGGATGTATTCCGTCGCCAGCGTGGAGAGCGACAGGTATTCCTCCGGTGTGGGGGCGACCTTCTGGTGCAGGTTGCAGTGCCGTCCGACCAGTCCGTCGATGTCGGTCTCCTGCAATGCGTCGTCCGTCCATGCGAGGGTCCCTTCCGAACGGCAGGCGGGACATTTGTCCGCGCCGTGCGGAAGGAGCATCACTTTGCCGCAATCGGAACAGGTGACAAAATCACCACTGATTGCATATACGTCTACTGTCATTGTTTTCTCCATCCCTTAATCCTCCACGTAAGGCCATTCAAGGTGGCAGCCGTTGCATACAGCCACGCCCTCGTCACTAAGAATGTCAATATCGGTGCCCCCGCATTCGGGGCATACCGGTGCCATTTTCTTGTCCATTCGTCGACCTGCCGCTTCTTCCGTCAGAAGTATCGGCACCCAGTATGCCGATGTGCCGAAATCCCGTATCCCGTTTTCATCCTGTATGGGGTCACAGCCCTTCGTCCCCATGTATTTCTGGGAGTCCGGCCAGCATACGGCCCGGTAACACTTGTCCCGCTCGGGAGATTTGCCGGTATGGCGGACATAGTCTTCCTCGGACACGTAAAGCGCCCCGTTGTCCCCGCTTTCCCATGCCGGGTAACCGGTTCCTTCTTCCTCGAAAGGGGCACTGTCCCCGGGAAATTCCACGAGCACATACAGTTTGTCATCCCATGCCTGAAAACACTTGTCGCAGTGGAACCGGCTTTCGTGAATATCATAACGGATATTTTCCGAATTGCATTTCGGACAGATAATGTCTTTTGTTTTTACTTTCGGGAAACCCAGGATTTCTCCGGCGATAATTTCCATGCTGAGCCAGAACAACTGTTCATAGTAATCGTTCGCCATCTTTTTCGCCAGGTTCTGCATGTCGTCATCGCTGATCTTTTTCACATCGAAACCTTTCCCTTCCAGGTCATCGCGATGGACGGACGTGATGGGGAAATACCCGGCGTTCAGCTTCCGGATAAATTGTTTTTCCTCTTCTGTCGGTTCGGGTAAGTTGTTGAAATATTCCCTGAGCCGTTGATAAAGTTCTCTTACCATAATATTATTTTTGTGTTTAATCTAATACCCACCTGCCGAGGACCAGTAGTTCCGGTCCATGGTTTTCTCAAGTTCGAGGTCGGAATGTTCTTTCCAGAGGTCGAAGTCGTCAAGCAGCTCCGTTCCATCCTCCAGAGAAAGCACCGTATCCTTATTGTCCGACAGATAGTCTTGTATGTCATATCCGGACGGATAACGGTTTTCCCGGATGATTTCTTCTGCAGTTTCCTTGTCCATTCGGTTACCATTTTTCAGTCCGCCGACATTGCGGCCGGATTCATTTGTTTTGCCTTTTTCCTGTAAAACCCGTCGATGGCAAGGAAGTAGTCCCCCGCATCCCAATCAGTGCCCGCATGTTCAGTCTCGAATTCCTCCGCCCACCGGACGATCTCGGCATTGACGGCACGGGAATCCATATCTTCCCATAGGTTGTCCGCTCCGGCATTGTAGGCAAGGTCCACGACTGCCTCCTGCAACTTGTTGTAGCCGTTACACTCCCTGCCGTTGGAACGCAGCCATAAGTCCACATCGATGGCATCCTCTTCCGTCGTCCCGTTATGCAGGCACAGGCACTGCCCGTTGCCGTCATGGCATACGAGGACCGGATGTTTGGTGTCGGGACATATCCGTACCAGCAGTTCATTGGGGGCAAGTGTTTCGGTCTCACGCCCATTGAGCATTGTAGGAAGCGCCTGGTTGACCAGACTTAGGAGTTCCAATTCCTCCTTTGTTCCGGAAGGCTTGGAAACCAACAGGTTCTGTATGCGTTTAAGAAGATTGTAAACCATGAGTCAATAATTGTTATGTTCTTTCCAGATTTTACGTTTCTCGTCGTAGTTCTTGTTGCCCCACCATATATTGCAGGCTTTTACAAATGCCTGACGCTTGTTCTGACGGTAGCCTGTAATCTTCTCCATCTGATTTGAATCCAGCGAATCCCACCATTCCTGCATACGTCCCTTAAATTCTTTAAGCGTGGTAAAGGGCAGATGATCCTCGCATTCGTCACACCAGTTGTCATCACGGTCAATGCCCGTAGTGCCAATGAATATGCGGGTATTCGGGTCCACCCATGCCTGTGTCTGGATATTGTCTGAACCGCACTCGTCGCATACGGTAATCTCGTCGTCATCAGTATCATCAGGGATAAACCCGTATTCTTCCAGCCAGTGGGTGATATTGAGCAGTCCTTCGGTCTGTACGTTTTCGGCAGGCTCATCAAAATCCTCGCCGGCCTCACCGTTGAGCGTGCAGAGCAGTTTGCCGTTCCCGTTGATGAAAAGTTCATAAACTGTCGCACCTTCGTAACCGCCGTATCCGTAAAAAACGGGATTATGGACCACCACTATCGGGGAGGTTTCATACTCCGGTGATTCCGACTCCCGGTAATGCACGCCACGGTTACGGTAAAACGTGCCGATAATATTGTTCTCTTTTTCCACGGCACGGCGAATTTTCCCCAAAAGTGATTCTCTAATGGAGATGACACTGAGTTGCATATAATCCTTACGGATACGCCTGTACACTTCCAGCTCGAAGTTGTCTTGGACGGAATCGAAAGGGGATACGCCGGCGTTTTCTTGGATATATTTGTCCTCGTCGAAGTTATAGTGCCGGCAGACAATGTTCCTGATGCGGCGAAATTCCTCCCCGGCAAATTCGTGGATGCCATCCTCGCTTAGCGAAGTCGGGAAATAACAACCGGGCATGTGCGCTGTCATTTCGCGGTAAAGCGCGTCATCATCTTCCGGAAAAATTCTGTCTGTTTCCGGTACTGTGGGATTTTCTTGTTTCATGTTGATTGTTTTTATCTGTAGTTGAACAATTTCCGGTTTGCCGCCCGTTGCGTGGCGGTCACCATATTCTTATGTCATAGTCCTTGAAACAGTCCTCCAGCTCTTTGAGGCCTTCCAGGCTGTGCAGCCCTTCCTGGGAGCTTATCTCTATGTCCACGGACATGCCGTAATCCTCCTTTACTTTCACTTCCGAGTCGGGGAATACCTCCCTGACAGCTTCCGCTATGCGGGTGTTTTCTGTTCCGTTCTTAACGATGTTGAGTATCATATGTCTTTCTTTTTCTTATGCAGTACGGTATCGCTTCGATTCTGCGGATGTTGCTTTTGACTTCTTGTTTCATAAATTCCCAGGCTCTCGTTTTTCCGTTTCCGGTACCTTTCCCTGATACTGTCGATATTGTCGATGAAAGACCGGTAGTCTTCCATTTTACCGCAGTACATGCTGAACGGGCGTTCTCCGTAAAAGACCGCTCCCGTACAAAGCGTGAATCCCAAAGGTTTCAACAGGGATCCAATCCTTTTGTATTCCTCGTTGGATTTTCTTATCCGCTCCAACAGTTCGGGCCTTATTTTATTCATTGCAGTATTTATTTGTCTGATTCTGTCTTGTTTTTACTGCGCCGGTAAACCGGGCATCGTGTCCGGTATTTGCATTCGCCCCGGGCCGCGTCGGTATGCGCCCGGTGCCATTCATCCCAGCTTTTCACTCCATTGTCCGTAAGGAATGTGATCAGTTGCATGCAGCAGAAACCGCTTTCCTCACGGTTCCGGTCGTGAAGGTTGGCCAGTCCGTTGTCCTTGAATCTCATTTGGAGGATTATTACAAGGAAATCATTTCCACGATGGCACGGATCGTGTCATCCTCGAAATATCCCAGCGGGATTACCGCACACGGAGTACAGTCTTTTGAAAGCATGATATCTGGAATATACACGTTCTTTTCCGTATCAAAGATGACGGGCTTGCCCGCATCATCGGTCAGGTCCCATTTACCACCGTTGTGTTTCAGCTGCCCCATGATATAGCCGAGCATCTCGGATGCTTCGGCATTTTCTTCTGGTTTAATAGTTTTACTTGTTTCCATATCAATATTTATTGTTTTTTCGCTTTTAGCATTTGTTTTCTCATGGCAAGCAGTATTGCCTCGATGCCTCGGACACTCACCTCGTTCTCTTTCAGTTTGTAATAGTAGGTGTTCGCCCCGTTGTAGTCTTCCCTTGCCTTGCGCAACCTGCATTCCTTGGCGTCACGGACTTGTTCATAGGACAAGTCGTAACCGATGAACTCGTCCATGAAGTAGGACATGGCAGAGTGGCCCTTCCTGTAGCGGGTCTCCACCACGGTGCTGCCGATGTCCTCGCACCGTTTGCCGAGCGTCCGGAGCACGTCGCTAATATGCCGGTCATGGAACTCGTAACCGAAAAAATGGGTGTGTCCGTAATATATTCCCTGTACTTTCCTCGCATAATATTCGTACCACCGGGCGTCGCATTCGGTATGTTTCTGGGTGACCCGGCAGATGGCGTACTTCTCACCGATCCATGTAAAATGTGCCAAAGTCTCGCTTGCCACCGTTTCATGCCGACAATATTGCCAGTTGGCCTCTTCAGTCCCGTTGAGCGGGCGGAACGATTGCTTGAGAATCCATTCCTTGAAACCGTTCCGTGTCACTCCCGGATAGTTGCCGGCAATCTTCCTCCACTCTTCGGTGTAGGTATCTTCCAATGTCGCAAAACTTTTCGCGTAACGTCTGCGGTTATTGCTGTCCCGCGTGATTTCCCGCCAGCTTTGGTCGCACACTGTTATAGCGATGTCGTTATTGATTGCGTAATCGCGTTCGCAACAGCCGGATGGGGCGTCACATAGCCAGTACCAGCAATTCTCACCGTAAGTATCGCGGCAGACGTAGCGTTTTGGTTTGCCTTCGGGTGTCTGTAGTTGCCAGACTTCCATACACTCCCCGTGTCTGATATGGTTCAAGCGTACCCTGATGCCTTTATTTTCCTGCTTTACTTCCATGGTAGTCGGTATCATTCTTCCACAAGGCTTTTTTCGTAATCGGGAAAAGTGTCCGGCGCGAGCAGCGCGAGCCGTTCCCTGTCGAACAGGTAGGCGTGCATCGTGACGAATCCGTTCTGGATATCGGGTATGACATGGGAGCGGCAGGCGATGCCGTTCCGGGTGAGAAACTCGCCCATTCCCTCGTTCTCGCTGTACTCCTTGACGAAGGCATAATACGGAGGAAGGGGGCGCATGTTTACCGTCACGTCGGTGAAGGATCCCCATGATGTCACGTTGTCATTCTCCGGTGAGAGAAGTCCCACGTAAAGGTTTCCGGGAGAATCGTAGGAAAATACTTCCAGCCGTACCGGAATGCCGTCAGGGTATGTCCTGTTTACATACCGCAGTTGCCCGGCGGGAGGGGTTTCCCATCCGGGAAGATCGAAACGGCAGCTGCCTTCCATGATTTGCTCGCCGTCAACCCTGACCGTGCTCCCGTCATTATGTGCGAGTACGAACGTGGGACAGTCGCCGATGCGGCAGTTTTTCTCCTTCAGTGTCAGGGGATTGTCCATGTCCTTCCCGTGAAGACAGGTACAGTGGATGGTGCTCCCGGGTTCCAACAGGCATAGCTCGTCAAGAAGCTGGAAGGGAGACCGGATTACCCTGGCGGCGCTTTTTTTATTCTCCTTTTCGAGAAGGCGGTAGATCTCTTCAAGGTCATATTCGTTGTCTATCGGTTGCCCGTACTCCGTATCCACGATGACCACACCGGTATTGGCCAGGTGGCATTCCGCTATTGTCTTGTCATAATCGCTCCATTCAGGATTGATTTCTGTTACCGTATTGAATTCAAGTCCGTATGATGTTCTCATTATATATGTTTTTTATATTGTAGTTATACTTTTGAATTGTATTTTTAGTTATTGTGACTGTTTTTCCTGTTCTGTGTTCTGTGGGATACCGTTCCCATTCTTTTCCAGCCAATGATAATAGGCGAGCGCCTCATCATAGTCTTCCCGTGCCTTTCGTAACCTGCATTCCTTGGCGTCACGGACTTGTTCATGGGACAGGTCGTAACCGATGATCTCGTCCATGAAATAGGAAACCGTGCGCCCGTAGTAGTGGTCCGTGCGGGTTTCCACCACAGTACGGAAGATGTCGTCACACCGCCTGCCGAGTGTTCCGATTACGTCGCTGACATGTCGGTCATGGAACTCGTATCCGAAAAAACGGACGTAACTTTCGTGTTCCTGCCGGTTTGTCTTGCCCGCGTAATACTCGTACCACCGTGCATCGCATTTGGTGTGCCGCCGGGTGACCTTGAAGATGGCGTACTCTTCACTGATCCATGTAAAACGCGAGAGAATCTCGCTTGCCTCTTCCTCACAGTAGCAATCCCGCCAGTTCAGCTCCTCGGTCTGGCTGAGCGGAAGGAATGACTGTTTGGTAATCCACTGCCCGAAACCTTTGCGTGTGACATGCGGAAGCCCTTTCACGACCTTGTCCCATGCCTCGTTGCATGCCTCGTCCAATGAAGGGAAACTTTCGGGAAAGCGTTCCCTGTCCATTCCGTCACGCAGTACCTCGTTCCATTTCTTGTCACATATGACAAGGATGAGGTCCGTCCTTACGTGGCAGTCCCTCTCGCAATATCCGTAGGGGGCATCGCAGAGCGTGTACCACTCCTTCGGACCATAACCGTCATCACGTCCCAGATAGCGCCCGGGCTTGCCTTCCTCCGTCTGTACTTCCCAGACTTCCGTGCAGTTCCCGCGATCTATATGATGCAGGCGTACCTTAATCTCCTTATAATCTTGTTTTTCTTCCATGTCAATCATTTTTTCTATTTTATGCTGCCGCCTTGTCCAGTCCGTCGATGATATGCCTGCATTCGGCTTCCATCTCTTTCAGACTGTCCGTTCCGTAGAATCCCCAACAGCTGTCCAGTTCGTTGGAGTCGTCATCCTCCGGTGTTATGCAATATCCGAAGACCTCTCCGGTGTAGTAGTCGTCAAGGGTTTTGATTTCACCTTGCAGGTATTCCTCGATCCGCTTCCTGCGTTCCACGGTGATGTTCTTCCACCCGTATTCCCGGCGCACCTTGTCCAACGGTACCGCGATGATGCCGAAAAATCCGGAATCCCACGGGCAGCTGAACGGCGAGGTGGATACCGTAGTGCCGCTATGCTCGTAGAGATAGACCGGCAAGGCGATATACTCCTTCAGGAACGATCCCCGGAAATTTCCGATGCGCCCGTCAAAAACCTTGTCGATATCAAAGTGCTCATCGAACTCCTTCTCCGGGCGGTAGCGACGGTGTGCCGTGTAGAGCGTACCGAGGTTGTCGAACATTTTTCGCGGGCTTCCGGCATCGTCATCATAGTAGATGTTGATGTGGTATCCGTTATATTTGATTTGATTATACAGGTTCATCCGCTTGGCTTTTAAGTTCCACTCTTTGTCCATTTACTTTTGCAACCAGTGTGTCCACACTCTCCACGGGGGCGCAGACATTGTTCATGCCGTTGATATCACCGAGCGTACCCGGAGCGAATCGGCGTGTGACTTCCCCGGTGTCATAACTGAGGACACCGCCGTCAAACGTGAAAGTCAGGCCGACGGTCCCGCCGTTTTGTGCTTCCCCGTAAACAGAACATGCTGCCCTCAGCCCATGGGTGTACAGGTTTTCGGCACTCCATGCCACCTCCGGGGTGAGGCGTGCCACTTCCCGCATGAGGGGAGCCACGATTTCCTTCGTCCACCACGGCCTTTCGATACGTTTCTGCTGTTCTGACAGCCTGATGATCCGCTTTTCATGCCAGGCAATTTTCCGGCGGGTCGCATCAATCCTTCCTTGCAGTTCATCCCGTTGCTGCCTGTACCTGTCTATCTTGTGCAGATAGTCCGCAATACATTTTCTTACTATGTCCGTTTCCATTTCAAGTTCTGTTACAGAGTTGTACAAATTGTTCCGTAATCTCATCCCGCTCGAACTCGTCGCAGTTCAGGTCGAAAAATATGCCTGAAGCCGCAAGCATGTCACGGGCTTCCCCGTAGGTGATGTCATTCCTGTACCGGTATCTCTCCACCATGTCCTGATGTTCGGCTTCCGCCCGGTCATGCAGTCTCTTTTTATACTGCCTGTACCATGTGGGGAACTGTTCCCTGAAAACCATATGTTCCAGCTGCAAGTCCCGGTATCTGCCCGGTGCCAGCAGGATGTGCCTGTCAATATAGGACTTCGCCTCGGCTATGATTCCCTCCCTGGTGAAGGGACGGTGGGAACGTGCCGTGAAATCTACCCATCCTTTGTGCAGGGGATGCTCGATTTCAATCCGCACGCCCTGCCGCCTGACGTGTACCACGATATAGGCGGTCCGGTGGGGGAACATATCGTCCTTAAGACTCACTTCCCGGCAGGTCAGCGGGTCAATATGGATGTAATGATCCTGCCTTGCGCCCCCGAGGAACCTTTCAAGCTGCCGCATTGACTGGCAGTAGATGAATGTTCCCACGCGGCACTGGCCGCGGCGAATATCGCCGTAATAGTACTTTCTTGCCTTTGCCCCGGTGATGCGGGACTCGTCCGATACTTCGAAATAGCTCCGATAGGTGTCATCCGTACGACAGAAGTCGTATATTTCCTGAAAGGTTCTTGCTCTCATACTGGTGTCTTTTTTAGTGTTCCCGTTTTTTGTCCGGAGGAAATTCCCCCGTCTTGTAAAATATCTCTCCGAGACGGTCCGCCTGTTCCGCCAGGCCTCTCTTCCAGACAGCCGACACGGCCTCGCGTGCGGCCTTCTCGTACATGCCCAGCAGCACCGCCTCGGGCAGGCGTTTCGTCCGCCACACCTCCTGTGCGGTGGCGAGCATCTCCACCCTGCAGCCCAGATGGCTGGCCGTGAGGATAATGACGGCATTACCGATGAAGTTCGGTACGCGTTCTTCCTGTTGTTCTCCTTTCATTGTTCCGTACCTTTAATCCGTTTCGAACTCGTCTTCATAGACCTCGATTTCCTTCCCGCTCTCACAGATGCGTACCAGCCAGGTGTATTGGAGCCGTTCCAGCAGCTCTATGCGGCGATAGCCCTTGTAGGGCACTTTCAATGTTGCAATGTCTCCCGGTTGCATGTCAGGCGGATATTTCAAATTGGACCAGGAAATGGAACTCGCTTATCAGGCTGCGGATGTACGGTACTGATTTCGGATCCTCCCCGTAAGGATAGAAGATGGTCCGGCAGCGCGTCAGGCATCGGATACCCTGTTTTCGTAACCGGTACAGCAGGTAAGCCCTGCGTCGTAGTTGTTTCTTGCTCATCGTATAAAGGATTATGTCGTTTTGATTAGAATAGTGGTGTGGTCGTCAAACGGGGGCATCTCTTTACGTTTTCGATGTAATGCCTCCATTGAAAGAAGCTCATCTTGTGTTAACAGGGATGAGCATCATTTCAATGGAGGGAGTACTGATTTATTCTGACCCGCCACACCGTGCCGCCTACCGGGCGGATGGAGATGACGGCCTACTTCTTACGCCATGCCGCCATCTTCTTCTTGATGTTGATATTGTTGTCCGCCAGCATTTTTTTCAGGACTGCCAGCAACCGCCATCCTTCTCCGTTTTTATACTCTTCCGCTTTTGCTGACAGGAACGCCAGTGACTGGTACTTGTCCAGCCTGCGCCCCGAATCGTCAATGGCTGTGCAGCCGTGGAAACGGATCAGGTTCTGCATGGTAAAGAACGCCCCGGCGCCCTTATAGGCGTCCATCCATGCCTTGCTTTGAGGAGTATCCCATGGCAGCCGGATACGGCGGTCATTGAACTGTCTGACCGCGTTGTAAAGCTGTGCGGCGTCCAGCGCGTGCCTGATGTGGGTTATCGCGATGGAAAGCGGGTAGTACAGTTTGGATTGCAGGTCCTCCACGAAAATATTACGGCCGTATACACGCTTGTAGGGAACTCCCTTGCATTTTCTTGTTTCCAGGTTACCCACGTGTTTTTTCAGCGCGCTGACATAGTCGCTCGCGATGGCCAGAACCACATCACGGTTGAACCAGCGGTTTCTCTCTACAAAACCTGTGATGTCCTTGTGTTCCATCTTCATCTGGGCGTGTAGCTCGTTCAGGAGCATTTTCCACTGGTAATCATAGCCTTTCCTGTGGATCATCTCGGTCACCCCTGCCGGCTCTTTCCGGCAGTGATGCGTATATGACATCATGTGGAACATCTGCGCCATGACCCACCGGCGGAAGAGGCGGTTGTTGGGAACGGTACCCTGTGCCATGATGCAGCCGAATATCGGGTCGTTGTCATCCAGGATGGTAAGTTTCCCGTCCTTGTTGGAGGCGACGTACTCGCCACCCCCGGCTCCCTGCATGGCGAACAGGCAGCTCACGTCCACACCGGCGCCTCGGAGCGCCTCGATACGCTCGCGCGCCCCTTTGGGAAGTCCGGCAGGGGGATTATGACCGGCCACCGCCGGATAGACCGTGCCCAAACCCGAATTCTTGCCGATAACGATGCCCGTGGCGGTAAATTCCTTGTCCGCGATGGCGAATTCCGTGCCGCATCCGGGGCACAGGATTTTTGTTTCTTGTTTCTTTCTGCTCATTGTGAATTTGTTAATAGTTGATTACTTCCGGGCTCCACCCATTCTCTGAGTATCACCAGGTCCTTGTCTTTTTCGCTTTGCCAGAACCATTTGCCCATCGTTTCGGGATTCCATGTGAACCCGCCCATAATCCGGCAGAGGATATAGAATTCCAGCTCGAATTGAGCGGTGTCCCGGTGTTGCCCATACAGCATGTCCCCGTCCTCGAGGTCACTTTCGGGCAATGCCATGAAATACCGGCGGGACTTGCTCTGGCTGCGCTCCGATGGTATCGAATGTTTATAGCGGCGGTACAGATCCTCCACATCCGTGAAAAAATCCCCGCAGCCGTACTTCGGCAACCACGGAGCGCCATCATGCCTGCCGTTCCGTATCATGTGTCTCCCGTTTACTTTTAAACTTCTGGACTGGAAATCAATCCGGAAATTTGCGCCGTTCTCTATGGCGGTGACGGTTTCTCGGTAAATATCTTCCATTTTCTCACCTGTTTACAATTAATGGCACTCAAACCCCTGGCGCGTATCTTTATAGTCCTGATAAATACAGTAGGACTTCGGTCCTGAACCAGGTAGTAGCCTGGCTCAGGACCAAGCTTGAATACTGTATTTTGAATTTGGGTCTCTCGTGCATATGCGGTCGCGCTACCTTCTGTTCAGGGGGCTCATCCGGACGGCACATCCCTTTAAAAACCTGATACGGGCCGCGAGTACGGCTGGACCCTGTGTCATCTGTCGTGTTAGCAGGAGATGACAAAGGTTCCAGCCGTGTAAATCGCGGCTCTGTTGAAATCCCGGCCTTGCCCCCTTTGTCCTGTGCTGTTCTTTTTGCGGTTCCCGGAATGCCGGCACGTTCCTTTACAGGTCCGATGTCTGCTGTGGCGGAAGCCGGAATGGCGCCGTCGTATGACGCTAGGGATACGACGGCGCGATACGGGCTTATCGGAGACAGCGGGCTGAATCCATTCCCCCGAACCGCACGTTCCCGTGCTGGAAAAGACTGAAAGTTCTCATAATACCGGCACATGGCTTTATGCTTCCGATGTATCCCGCGTATGGGTCTTCTGCGGAGTCCGAAGGCGACGGTCAGCCGCCTTCAGACTCGGAAAGAAGACGTCGGTACGCGGGATGCCCAAACCTATTCCTTGAACTTTCCCGGTGTGCTCCGGTAACGGGTGCGGGACAGACGGCACATGACTCTAATTTCCCGATACATTACAGGCGCAGCCAGAATCAAGGTGGGATTAACCGGCTGTTAGACCGGTTAATTCCTATATGGATTCTGGTTATAAGCCTGTAACGTTGAATAACCTGCCCGTTCACCCGTTCTGCCGTGTGCCCGGCATGCCCTATAACGATGCTACCAGCGTATTGTACACCGCCCGGCTCGTCAATAAGGCGCCGCGCATGCATCCTATGGTCAGGTAGCCCGGAATGATTCCCGGGGTCTTGCCCCGGTTCGCCTTCACGTTGCGCCCTTTGCCCCGGACAATGCAGCCGTCCTGCCCGGTACTGACATATCCCAGACCGCCTACCTTCCGCTTGCCCGTACTTACGGCCCGCAGGCAGTCCATCACGAACTTGTTCAGTTCGTCAAGGTCTCTGCGGACATTGCATACCGGAAGCACCTGGGTCGCCCAGCTGAACTCCCCGTTGCCCTTATACAGGTAGCGGTTGACTGCATTGACCGCTTTTGCCGGGGTAGTGCGGGGATTGCGGATCGTGCGGCGTTCAATCTCTTTCTGAAAAGTCTTGATACGGCTTGCCGAAGGGGAGATCATGTCCCCCTTGATGCTGAACCCGAGAAACTTGAACCAGCGGTCGGACATCAGGTATTCCACCTTCTTCGGGTTGAGCTTCATGCTTTTCTCGCCGAGCCTTTGTTCCAGCACTTGCATTGCTTTCCCGTAGTCTTTCCCGATGAACAGCATGTCGTCCGAGTATCGGATGTAGTAGCCTGTCATTCCTGAGAGTTCCCCGTCGAGATCATGGAGCAGCACGTCGGCCAGCCAGCTTGCCACGGGACAGCCCTGTTTGAGGGACTGGTACTTGGCTTGAAGGCGGTTGTCTTCATCGAAGTAAAGATCGTTGTGGTAGTACTTCCTGAGCACGTCAATTAAGGAGGAGCGTCCGTGTCTGGCCTCGACCTTGTCGAACGCCTCGTCAATGTACCGTATCGGCACACTATCGAAATATTTGCTCAGGTCCGACTTCCAGCCCAGAATGCCGCCGCCTCTCGTTTCCGCTATCCGGCGGCTGGCCTCGGTGACTACGCTGCCACAGCCGATACCGCTTTGGTAGGACTTACACGAGGGGTGTACCATTTCCGGCATGAGTTCAAAGAGCAGGTCGTTGGCAATGCCCAGCACTACCCGGTCGACGGGCTCGTTGATGTATACCGTACGGAACTCGCCGTTCTCCTTCGGTATCTGTGCGGTATGCGGGGGAGCGATTTCGTACTTCCCCTGTATCATGGCATCGGCCATGGCCATACGGGTATGCTCGTCGGTCAGCCGGATAAGCTGGTCTTTCCGGATGTCTTTCAGCACGCCTTTCTCAATGGCCTTTTTCCACCGGCCGATGTCGAAGAACATCTGTAATATCTTGTCTGACATGGTTCGTATATTTTTTATTATTTTTCCTGACAATACCGTTCAAAGTGTTGGAGGTTATAACTTTCTGTCTGCAGGTTCTCCCAGCAGTCCCGGATAAACTCCTCCCGTACCTCAACTTTTGCCTGCGGGAATTCTTCCTCCAGCATTCTTCGGGCAAATTCTTTCCAGTTCCCGTTTTCTGCCAGTTCCTTGCGGATTTCAGGCAACAGCCGTTCGTATTCTTCTACCGTTCCGCACAAGGACAGCAGGTCGTCATTTGAGAGGTACTCTTCCGCGTCGTGGATTTTTCCGGCCTCGTCGGTAGGGATGAGAATTTTTCCTTCCGCAGTCAGCTCTACCGATACGGCACTGCTGCAGGCTGCAAAACCGTACTTGTCGTATATGGTCACCGAACAGGGATAGAATCCCTTCCCGTCCAGCAGGTCACCGGCCGGATCACCCGTCGGAAGGATGAAGCGGACTTTCCGCCCGTATTTTTGCCCAAGGTATTCCTTGAGCAGGCGCATAAGTTTTTCACGGGTAGCGGCCATATATTCTTTGCCGGCATCTTTTTCCTTGACAAGTCTCGGCAGGATGTCGTCCGGCATGGGAATGCCGGTATCCGATATGCCGTTTTCTTGCGTTTTACTCGGTTCTTTTTTCATTTTCAATTGTCTTTATCTGTGTATATCGTATCATTTCCCTGTCTCATCCCCTTTCTACAAATGCGGTGAGGCCTTCTTGCGGGAGGAGGAACTCCTTTTCCTGTTCACAGTAATAATAAATACCTTCATCGATCCTTTCTGCGGCTTTTGAAACGGGTGCGCCGCTCCTGCGTCCGATGAGCTTCCTCTGCAATGCGGTGACCGATACGGTTGTTTCCATTTCCTGTTCCGTCCCCCGGAACAGTGTCAGCTTCCTTATGGGGTACTCCTTTCCCTGCCACTCAATGACGTCGAGCAGGCTTCCCTCTTCGGGATATACCCTGCAGAATGCAGCGTGCACGCTTGCCGACACCTTGCCACAAAGCAGGCATATCTGTTCTCCCAGGCCCAGACAGCTGTTTCTGATCATCGCTTCGAGCAGGTCCGTGCCTGCCCCATTGTCCGCTGCCTGTGTGAGAGCCTCCCAGTATCCCCTGCCGAAGTGGCTTATGAAGGGCACGAGCTGCGAGGCCCTGACCGTCTTTTCCGACCCGCCTCCCGATTGCAGCGCCTCTATTCCGGCGGATACCAGCTGTACCCTTGTGTCGCCCTGCACGGGAGGATATACGGGGCAGCACACCTGCATGGTTTCCATCAGGTCTTCACTTTCGTTGTACCAGCGTACCTGTTCCCCGAATCTTATGAAATCATATCTGTCCATTTTTCTTTGTCTTCATTGTTCTGTTGTTGTTTACAATTCTTCCGGTTCTCCATCGTTGATACTTCGGTAGAAACGGTCTCCGTCCGCCCATTTCTTGGCGGCGATAGCCAGCCCGAACGCTTCCTCTATGGAAAGTCCGTCGGCGGGAAGGGCATCAAGGAGTTCTCCCATGCATACATCGTTCCCGCCATACTCTTCCTGCACCTTCCCGAGTGTCATTCTGCCTTTGTCCGTCTTTTTACGGCACAAAAGCATCTGTTGTATCCAATTTATCATGCGGTTCTTTTATTAAAGGAAATTTTTGGCATAACTGCGGGCTTCATTGAAAGTGTTGAAACCGATTCCACTCACGCAAGAGATTGCCCAGTATCTCAATTTCCTGCTTTCGGCACGGGCAAGATAGATTTGCCCGATACAAATCCCGTCTTTGAGGATGCCATGCCACTTGTCTTTTTTAATCCGTATCATGTTCCGGCATTCATTAGTCCATTTTCCAAAATCCGTAATCGGAGCCGTTACCGGGGTGGGCGCCGAAATAGTAATCCTCCGGGGAGCAGCTGTCAAGCGTGTCGAACAGCGATTCCAGCAATCCGGCCGCGTCATCGCTGTTCCACCATTCAGCATCCTTGTCTTCCATGGCATGGGCGGGGACGGCATCCATCACCTGCACGTACTCCGGTGTGTCACGGATAACATCCATGAACACCGGGATCAGGTCTTGCGTACGCATCGTGCTATGGGAAATGCTCTCGCCGGGGATGGCATGGATCCGGTTCTGTGTCCTCTCGTCTATGAACATGTCCTTTTAGATGAATGGAAGTCTGGTATCCTGTAACATGGGGGCCAGCATCCGGCACATTTCGTAAGAAGCCTCGTTGCGCCCGTCGATACGGCGCGGGTCACGCTCCGCCATGGCGAGAATACCGGCTTTTACAGTTCTGAAGAATGTCTGTTCCAGTGTCTTGTGGAAATAAGGAAGCGCCTGGGCGAAACGTTCGGACTTGAATCCCAAATCGTTCATGGCGTATTCCAGCTGTTTGGCCGCCTTGTACTCGCGGCTGTTCTCCAGGCTTTCCGGAATATCACCGAACTGTGCGGCCCGAAGCTGGCGTTCCAGTTCGATGACGGCCACTGAAAGCAGGAGCTTGATGGCAGCGGCATTGCCGATACCGTGTTTCTTCCCGTCAGCGGTATGAAATTCGATCAGGTTTACACTGTCGTTCTCTTGTAATTCTTTGTAGCGCGCGAGAATTTCGCTGAGCGCTTTTGCTTTTTCTTTATCCATAATTTTTATCTGATTTGATTGTTGTTGCACACAAGTACGTCCCCGACGATGAAGTCTTTCGACGCCGGGTGATGAGCACGGAATATCCTGCTCGCTTCAAGATTGAGGGACAGAGGGATAAGTTTGCCTTCCTCGTTGACGACCATTGTCGTGTTCCCGTCCAGTTCCACCAGTTCGATGTAGCCGCCGACAATCGCCTGCATCTCCTTCAGCGTGAAGTCCGAGCCATTGGCAGGCTGCACGGGTTGGCGTGTTCCGTCCGTTTTGATGATTTCTGTCATGGCTGCTTTGAAATTTTAAGATTCATGACTCGCCAGTATATCCAAAATCTGTTGCAAAGGGAATTTTTCAGTCCAGAATCGCTCGTCGGTATGTTTGCCGTACGCCCGGTATCTGGCTTCCCCGTTTGCAAATACCGCCAAGATATGGCTGTCCAGCACATTGTCCGGCGGAACCAACCTTTCCAGTTCCGTTTCGGTAAGTTCCACGAAGCACCAGCTATTGTCTTCCGGCAAGTCCTCGCTGCCCAGTATCCCGTCCTCGTCCGGCTGGTAAAAACCAACCGATATGTCATAAAAGTTTAAAGACTGGAAACTGATGTCATCCTTGAATGGCTTGACGGCTTCCAGCCTGCCGGACTGTGTCTGTTTCCACTCTTTTGACAGGTACACGATTGCAAAGTCGCAGCAATCCCATGCACTGTAAGTTCCTGCCTTGAGCAAAAGGTATGGGGTAGGTTCATTTGAGATTTTCATCGTGTTTCCCTCCTTTTATGTCACGCGTGATACCGTTTCACGGTGCGTAGCTGGTTAATGATATGGCTGAAAAGCTCGCGTGAATAGATGCGGTAATGGAACACGGCCGAATACTCACGCACGTTGCCGTGAAAGTCCACATAGGAACGGTCCGGAGCGAAGTCGAACAAGTCGCCCTGGACTTCCAGCGTGTATTTGTTCTGCCGCAGCCAGTCGAAGAACTCGAAGAGGTCCTTCTTTTGGGAGTAGAAAGCGCAGTATTCATAATCGTTCCCGCGCAGGTTCCGGAGCAATGCCGCCAGTTCATTCCGATTACTGCGATCGTAGAATTCAACCCCCGTCCGTGTGGCGAGATTCCGGAAGAACCGTTTTTTCCCGTCCAGTATGAACGAGTACGGGATATAGGCCACGTCCGACCGATACCATGCCATGTAGCGTACCTCCGGCGTGCCCTTAACGAGGGCGGGACGGCGGTTCAGCCTCTCCGCATGTTCCCTGATCTGGCGGGAGAGTTCCCCGTCGGAAAGACGTATGGAACGTTCCGCCATGAAGAACCGCTCCTGCGAGCGGAAGCAGAACGGATACAGGTCACCGTAATAAGGTTCTCCAACGAAGAAATAACCGTTTTTCCAGCGTGCCGGAGGCAGGCATTCCCACAGGTCGTAGTAGCGTTCCTCCGTAATTTCACGGAAGGGCTTGCATAGTGCCCGGGTATAACGTTTCACAAGCTGTGTCATGCGTCCCGGTGATACGGCGACCAGATGCGGGTTCTTCTCCCTTTCGCGTAGTGCTTCCAGCGTCTCGCCGCCGTAGTCGCTGTGCATGTCATCGGACATCGACGTGAGGCATGTCCCGTCGAAATAACGTGAATCTATGATGTATTTCATGATGCCGGTATGTTAGAAGTCGATACGCAATACGTGCCGTGCGGCGGATTCTGCCGCCAGTGTCAGTTGCCGCTGCCATGCCTGGTGGCTCGGCGCCCATTTGAATGCGGTCTTTTTCAACAGTGTCCGGGTCTGCTCGTCCGGTTTCCCGTCGAAAAGTATCTGCAGTCGGTTCTCCTCGTAATTCCATACCAGTCTGCCGCCGTCAAACAGTATTTCACGGTTCTCACGACCGGCCTGTTCCTGCTGTTTCTCCCGCACCTTGCGGGCGATCTCGGGGTATTTGAAGATGGAATGACGCTCCGTGACGACGGGTTTCCCGCCCTTGCCGTTCCACTCGCGGAGGCGGGCGACGGCACGGTCGATTATTTCGACATTGCCATGGTTGGCATATGTGGAGAGCCGTCCGGCAAGATTGCTGACGAAAAGGGAGCGGCTATAACCGCGTGATGTGCCCGTATCAATGCCACGGATGGTGGCGGCCGTGTCGTCGATATCAGCCTTGACCCTCTGCCATTCCTCTTCGGCACGCTGTTCTTCGGGCTTGGCGGCTTCGAGGGCCTTGCGTATCGCTTCGAGGGCACGTTCGCGCCACTCTCTGAATGCCGTAACGCTCTTGTTGTGGCTGTTGCAGGCCTTTTCGTTACGGGCGGTGTTGAATCTCGCAGGTCCCGTGATCATCGCGCTGGCACAGCGGCTGTTGGCGGCAATCATTGCCGAGAAATAGCGTTTGTAGTTTTCCATGTAACGTTCCCGCTGCTGTTCGGGCATAGACTGCAAATCCTCGTGCAGTTCCTTTTCGTGCGAGGCGATGTCCGTTTCGCCCCGCTCTTCGGGTGAGAACGAGGTGAGGTTATAGGAGTCGCACGCCCGGCGGAAGTATTCTTCCAGATAACCCGGATGCGCCACTTCCACAACCTCCCAGTCCTTGAAATTCGCCGGGGCGAGGATTTCTTCCCCGCCCGGATTCCCGACAAGGTGGGAATAGCTGCAATACCCGTATCTCTTTCCCCTGAAAAGAAACGCCACCGGCTCGCTTTCCGGGGCATCCACACGCCGCACCATGGTCACACGGTGGGCATTTTCCTTTGTCAACAATGTTGTTTCCATACCTTTCTTCTTGATTATTTGATTGTTTCCGATTTTTATTGTTGCTTTATCCGGGCAGCATGGCCCATTACGGAGGCGAACCCCACCTCGATACCTATCTGGTATCCGCCCTCGATGGTCGATTCCAAATCCGCCTCGCTTTCGATCAGGGATTCCGAATCATCGGCATAAAGCCTGTACAGGGCAAAGACATCCGCCTCCCATAGCTTCCGGGCATTTTCCGCCGGTACAAGCAGCCACACGAAACCGTCTTCACGGGTTACCTTGACGGCGGCTTCGCCATGGCGCAGGGTCCGCCGTTCCCTTATGTCCAGTGCCGCCGTCCACACGATATACATCAGAGCGTCGTGGCGGCTTTTAACATCGGGGGAATCGCACAGATGGCTGGCCGCGTCTTTGAGGGTCCGGAAAGAGTCCGCCATGAACTGCTCCACGACATACGGCTTCCCGGCAATGGCGGAACAGGCTTCGTCCGCCCTGCCTGATTCCGGCACGGCCTGAATATCCTCCTCTTCAAGGAAGATTTCACGGTGCAGGCAGTCCATGTAGTAATATGATTTCATTCCGGTTGTTCTTTAGGGGTAAAAGTGATTCTCGTATGTCCGTCATAACCGAACTTGACCTGCAGCCCGAAGGCTTCGGCATCGCTCGATATGGCACAGATATCCCAGATACTGAGTTCCGCACCACAGGTTATGACGGTATTGTCTTCTGAAATCTGCGGTGACTTGTCTTTCAATGCGGCTCCGCCGCAGATACCGCGCAGGATCACACCACGCCGGTGGGTGGACAAGTTGTTTGTTCCCATGGTTCTCCTATTTGTTTTTCCGTTATTTTTGCCATTCTTTTTTTTCTCCTGTTTGTAAAAGCATAGGGGCATTCCGCCCCCATGGTTGTTATTAATTCATATTATTTTGTACTGACTGTCTGTGGCGCCTGTTCCACAAGGGTGTACCGAAGTGCCGGCTTCCCGTTTCGGAATATGGTAAACGAGTTGCCTTGTACCTGCACGTCCTTTGCTTTTGGCCACCAGAGCCACGAGAGTTTCCCACCGCTGAGGAAAGCCACGGCATTGCCCTGTACTTTGCCGACCTCACGTACGCCCATATCCTCGTTGCCTCCGGACAGCCTGACGCAGTGCCAGTTGGAACCGAGTTCCATTTTTCTTTTTACATCTGCTAATGTTCTCATGTGATTATGTCTTGTTTTGATTATTGCATTATACCGCATGTATCCGGCATTTCCGGTTGCAACTTCTGAGATTGTCGGCATATGGCACCGGGTATGACCTGTTCATCCAGTCAGGAAACCCTTCACGGAAGCAGTGTTCCGGAGTCGGGTATTCTTTGCGCAAACGTTTCCTGTGGCGTCTTTTTGTCCTGTTTTCGACGGCATGGGGAACTTTGGGTATCCGTGGCGTATGCCATTTCCCGCCGGAATAAGTTGCGACATATTCCTGTTGCGGTTCGTCATTCTTGTAGCTGCACACCATGACAGCCGGTTTTTCGCTGAGTATCCCGGCATCGGCAAGCCCGCTGAGTGTACCTTTGGCAGCCTTGAAATTTACAAAGCAGCCCAGACTCATGGTACGGTCTGTGGAAAATATCTCTACCATGTTGAAATATATTATAAGTTATCTGTTTTTCGGTGTTTCCTTTTACCTCACGTTCCAAACTGGGGATAACAGCGGGACGTAGCTCACCCAGTGAAGGGTGATTTGAAGGCAGCCCTGCTGCACTACGTCAACCGTGTTATGTCGGGGGTGGGAACGGCATCTCACGACGCAAAGAAGTAAATTGTGGAAGTTAAATTGGAAGTGTGGGTGTACGGGAATCGAACCCGTTTTCAGCCAAGACCTGAAGCACCCGTGAATTTAATCCGGCATCTCCCTGTAAAACGGGAGTTATGCTGATGGCGGCATTTTGACCGCAAGTGTTTGCCCGGATGTGCCACGCTGTATAACAATGGCGGTGATACGGCAAATAGCAACATCTTTACTCTCACAAACCACTTTGTTGCAGGATATACCATTGGCATACAGTGATATGTAGACAGTTGGACGGAAAAAGCCCGCAAAGTCGGCACACTGCCATACAATGCGGGCATGTTACCTGCAATTCACCGGAAATTCCAATGAATCAGGCGGCAGTTTTCATATCAGTGGCAGGTTGTTGTCCTGCCGCCTGTTCGGAAACAGCTCCGGCGGTTGTTTCAGCGGTTACTTCAGCAGGCTGTTCTTGGGACTGTCCGGCAGCCGGTTGTTCGGTTGCTTTGTTTCTGCCTTTGCCCTTGCTTTTGGCGCCCGCCTGTTCCGCCACGGTTCCGGCAGTCGTTTCTACGGTCACTGCTGCCGGGATTTCGGCAGGTTGTGGTACCGGTTGTTCCGCTTCTCTTGGCAGCGCCACACGGAAACCAAGCGCATCAAAGGACGCTTTTGCGGCGGCGTGGATAGCTTTCTTGTAGTCACGTGCCGTACGTTCAAAGTCCTTTTTGGTCGGTACAAGACCGATTTTTGCCCATACGGACTCTTCCAAGTCGAAGCGTTTCACCGTTTCACCCTTTTGGGTGCGGAAGATGACGGCACACGGAGTTGTGGCACGGAGTTTCGAGCGGATGCCGTCGTTCGCCTCACGCAATTTGATTTCTTCGGCTTTGACAGCCCAGAAAGTCATCACCACATTTTTCCACACACGGAAAATTTCATCCTGCGTCTTGTCTTTCGGTTCATAATCCGCACCGAAGAACTGTTGGGCGGTTTCTTTTTCATTGCCGTCACGGTCTGTACTTTTGTACACAAGGATCACGCCTTTCAACCCGTTCACCAAATTTACAAACTGTTCTGAATTTAATCTGCTTGTTGCCATAATGATAAAGTATTAGTTACTACGCAAAAGTGCGTATTGCGAGCACTTCCGGAATCGAACCGGAAATCTCACATTGCTGCGAAATGTGGCAGCCATTGCCACGTGCCCATAACCCGCCCATGTATTTCACCCTACATGCGCGGGTTTTAATTCATTTCCGCAACTTTCTTAACGTGCCCTATAGTTTGCTCGCAAAAAAATACTATATTTGCAATGTTAAATGACAAATACCTGTAACTTCGCATCATGGCAAACGCTCGCTTACTCCAATTTCGACAAGACGTTTCTTTGGCACGTCCCGGATCTTTTCCAATCCGGCAGATAACTTTAAGGTGAGGCATTTAGGCGTTTTGCCGAGCCGGGTATTGCGCATAGCATTGGCATATACATTTACCGGCGTCCCCTATACGGATAGTTTTTACCGCTATCGTGCATTTTATTCCGAGCGCACTGGGCGCAATTATGGCATTATTCTTACACGTCCTTTTTCATACAACTTGCACTCCCAAATTTGCGTGCTTTGTGTATGCGGTCTAAAAACACGTTTTTAGCCGTTCCAACTTGCTACATTGGTTTGTAGTCCTGCTCGGTGTGGTTATTTAACACCCTATTTAATCGCTCCAAAGCGAACAAGCGAATTTTTGATTTTCCAAGCCTCAAAAATAGGTTTCCCACAAAAAGGGCTTTTTGTTTCTCGCTCTTGGCGGTCTTTGTTTTTCTGTTTTTTAAATCTGTTTTTTAGTTATCTATTTTTTTTCTTTTTTTCTCCGTACTTGTTTGCCGTTTGTTTGGCTTTCGAGTACATGACTATTATAAAACTGTTTTTCAGAACTGCAAAACTTTTTGAGAATTTTTTTTAGATTGTTTCAAAAACACCCCTTTTGCGAATATGGTACGCATACGCGCGAAGAGAATTATTAATTCATTGAATATCAACAATATATAAAATAATAGCTTTTGCGAAAAAAAAATTTTTCATTGCAAAAAACGAAAAAAGCCCGTTTCTATATGTATATTAAAATGAAAGTTTTACTATATATTTAATTATCAATGGTATAGGTCTGAATAAATATCCAAATTAGATAAAAACAGAATGAAAAAATATATATTGCTTTCATTTTGTAACTAATAATAATAACAAAGTCTGTTTTATGTTTACTTTATATAAAAGTAAAACAAGTAACTTATTGTAAATTAATATAGTAACAATTTTAAAAAGAACCGGGTGGGTGTACTCCAAGGTGCGGATTCGATTTCTATCCTCGGGGCATTTTTCCAAATCCCGTTTTTTAAAACGATCCAATATGGGGTCCTGCCATAAAATTGTAAGCGGACGTCAAAAAATATATAATAACGGGGACATGGACTTACAGCGGTTTTAAATACAATCATAACTGTTATTCCGGCATTTATAAGACATTCCCAAGCCACAGATACACATACTTCCGGTTTTCATGGATATACAGACTTTCAGAAGATTTTCGTTTCTTGCGGGTAAGGCCGGTTTTGGGGAACATCGGAAATGTGGGCATAAATATATAGTGCCAAAGTATCCGGCTCTTGGTATATATTCTTGATTGTACCGGTAAGAAACGGCTTGTTGGATTCTGTAAAACAGCATGTTCAAATGGAATTTTCATCGGTAGGGATTACGCTGTAATAGTCTATTTATTAACCATATAGAATATATATGGAAATGCATGTGTATGATTCTTGACTTTTTTGTATGTTTTTTGTGATTTTGTATAAGAATCCTGAGAATTGGTGTTTAAACGCCTGTCTTTTTGCTGAATAATGTGTATATTTGCCATAATGTTTCTCTTGTGTATGAAACATGGCTTTTGAATGTTACAGGAAGGAAGCGAAGAAAAGGATGAATAATGAAACCATATCGTAGAAAGGATATCAGGAATATTCCGGGCGAACTCTCCATAAGCAAGGGGCTGGCCGTGTTCAATGAGGCAACATTGGAGACGGGACTTGTGGGTGATGTTTCCGGCGAGTGTATTTCAGTCCCGGTCAGGGTGACTGCGGACAAACAACTTCTTACGGACGATGTCGTAATGCCCTTGAAAGATTGCCGGGAGGCGGATACGGAACAGAAGATTGCGTTACAGCGTCTGTTGAACAAACGGCATCTGGTATGGGACAGGCGCAAAGGCGCATTGTCGGAATCGATGTACATACCCAAAGACGGGCAGCAGGTGAAAGTGAGCCTTTTGGACGAGCATGTCATATTGGGGGCGTTCAAGGAGATTGACAGGAAAGGGAATCTTGTGTTGTATTGCCTGATGGAGGAGGACGGCACCCTGCGTCATTCACTGCATGAGGAAATCGGCGTTGCGGAGAATTGGCAGATTACCCCGATAGGAACCAGTGCCCGCAGCCGGTTTGCCGATGCGCTGCACCGGGAAGGGATTGTATGGAACGGACGGCTGAAACGCCTTGAACCGCTGGAAATACATATCAATCGTGGAGGAAAATACTATTACCTGAATGATGTCCTGGAAATCTGTGAATGCAGGGACAGCAGCCGGCCGTCAGACAGAAAGCGCCTGGAATGCGGAAACTATTTCAGGGAGCATAAGGATGCCGAACTGGTGTGTGACTGTGTGCGCTCCATCGTCAAGCTGAACCGGGGCAAGGATGTCAGGCGATAACACGACAATAGGGGGAGAATATTATTCTATCGTTCTCTCTTTTAGGAATCTGAAGGGGAAGTGGCCTTTCTTTTTTTTGCTCTTTCCCTTATAAAAACAAAAACAGACGGCGATGCCGTCTGCTATCTATCTGTTTCTTTTTTGGTATCTTTTTTCTTTGCTCCAAAGAAAAAAGTACATCTACCATCTTCTTCTTGTATGATACTACTTATAGTATTGTTGCTACATTTGTAACACCCCTCGTCTCAGTTATCCGGTACATTTGTATCATCTTCAAGGTAAAAAAAACGGGGCGTCCGGGGCTTCTCCCCCTGGCGCCATATTTTGTTTCAATTTAGACATCTGTTGTTTGTCGCATATGGCTACGGATATAAAAAAACAGACGGCATGCAATGATACCGTCTGTTATTCTTCCATGTGCCTCTTTTCAGGGCGGACATGTTCCGTGCTTTTGCCCGTTCTCCTTCCAGTGGTAAACCTCCTTGTCGGAGACGGACATCACTGTTCTTTTTTCCACATCAAACACCTGCCGGCAGAATGCCTTGACACAAAAGGATGTTTTCAGTTCCGCCAGTATTCTCACGAGCCTGTCATAAGCATGCATGTCCCAGAGATAATCATACATTCCGCCAAGCGGCACCCGTTTAAGCAGCCCCATGCATGTTGCCTTCTTCACGCATTTATCAAAAAGGCGCGAACCGATCTCCATGCTCTCCATATGATACCGTTTGCTACGCAAAGTGTCATATCCCTTCTCCCGCAGACGTGTGCGGTCCGCCATGTACATCATGAATATGACCTCTTCCGGTGGAAATGCTCCCACCAGTCCGCTGAAGCATTTCAGAAACGGTATCACGGCCGCTTTTTTTTCATTATTTTCTTTCATGGCGCGCTATTTCCCGGAAACGTCCGTTTGTGAATTTCCCGCTTCATCATCCCTTATTGCGGGATTGACATAGAAGTGGCATATTTTGCCATTTCGCATCGGTTTATACACGGAGTAACCCAGTTTCCTGGCATAACGTCCCACGGAAACCCGGTTGGCGAACTTGCCGGTATGTTCCGTCAGGTGTGCCGCCATCTCCTCGACGGTCATTCTGCTTTTTAATTCCATATCATTGCTTTTATTTGGTTTCATGGTAAGGATAGCCATGACTGGTGCAAATTGTTTTCAATTGATATGAATTAATAAGAGACGGCCATGAAATCGGCACGGAGGAATTAACGGGTTATATTTTAGCCTCATTCACGGAGCCGTCTCCCGACTATTTCTCCATCAGCCGGCAGATCTCCCGTATCGTACCGGCATTCCGTTCGTCCAGCCACTCCCTGGCCACGTTCCAGGAGAGCGATTTGCTGAATTTCAGGTTCTCCTTTGTGATGGTGTGATATGACAGTCTTCCTTCCGTAGGTTTGAGTCCGATGGAGTGCAGCCCGCATAAGCCGTCCCGGAAAAATGTACATCTTCCGGCTTCCTGCCTGGCCTGTACCATTGGTACAATGCCCGGAACTTTTCCATGCAACAATCCCACAGCCCATCCGGTGGGTGCCAGCCTCTCCTTATATCCGGCTTTCAGTAGCCGCAGGATATCTTCCGGCGTACCAAGGCACGGGGTGTGGCATTGCCGCCTGCATAGCGGACAGCGGCATTCCACCGGACGCCTTCCTGTCTTGCGGATTATCCGCTGTAATGCTGTCTCCATCGTTATGCGCCCGGTAAATGGTATTCCGGATTCTTTTTCCGCCATAACTCTATGATACATTCACGGCCGGCCTGCGTCCAACGTTTTGTCGAACCGAAGGTATATACCTTTCCCCGGCTGTTTTCCCATGTGTAGGGGACATCACATTGCCATGCCCGGCAGGAGGGGAAGACCACCCACTGCCGTTTTTCGTACTTGCAGATTCCTTCCTCGGCAAGAAACTGATGCAGCTGTCGCGGGGAGATACCGAGCTCGTCGGCGATACGTGTGCTCTTGAACCAGTCCCTGTTCTCGATGAACTCCTCGTAGAAGACAATTTTGGGCATGGAGTCGCGCACCACTTTCCGTAGTTCCCGGATCAGTTCCTTTGCCGCCTCCATATCTTGCGGCATGGGACAATCCAGGCAAGGCATATTGGGGGGCGCCGGCTTCGGATGTTCACGAATGGCGGTCGTCGGGCGTTTCATGGACAGCTTTTCGATAGCTTCACCACACCATTCCGCCAGGGACAGGTCTTCCGGTGTGACCCACCGGACCAACGGTATGATAAGGGGGGATTCCAGCCAGGTCGCCCCATGTCCACGTCCACGCGTGGTGAAGATTTGCGACTCATACTTTCCGGTACGTCCGTTACCCGCCATCTCCCTGCGGAGCATATCTGTAGAGGCAATGCGGAGCCACTCGGATGGAATCTTCCCGAAATGCATCGTGATCTGTGTGGCGTTGACCATCAGCTTGTCACCGATGCGCCGGAATGTGACAGGAAACCCTTCCATGAAATGAAGGATTGTGTCATTCTGGACCGCGGAGTGCAGATCATCAGACTCCAGTTCCAGAAGCTGGTTGCCCCATGCCTCCAGCTCGTCAAGCATGTCGCGGGGTATAATAGTCTCCTTGCGCACCGTCCGCAAAAGCCTGCGCATATCGATGGGCCGGAAACTCCACTGCTCCCGTCCGTTCTTCCGGAAACTGATCCTCAATGCCGTCGGGCAGATACGGGCGATGGCCCCGTCTTCAAGCAGCTCGCTCCGTTTAAGTATGTTACATACGTCCATGGCACAGATGTGCAGATGGCCGCTGTGGTTTCGGGAAACCCGTATGTTCCAGTCCCGAAACGGAATGTTCCTATTCTCTCTCATAATCATTTCCTCCTTTCTTTTTGTTGTCAGATTTATGTTTATTCTCAAGCAAGGCCCGCTTGTGGGCCATTTTGCGCACCGGATAGTATGTACGTTTCTCACCGCAAAGGGCATCATAATCCTTCAGCATCAGCGTGCCAAGGTCGGACAGTTCGATCTCGACATCCGGATGCAGATGTCTGAAATAGAGCCCGCCGCTGCATACGTACTTGCCCGTGCAACAAAATGAAATGGCCTGCAAGTTGCCTTTTGTCAGTTCCGCCGCACTATGTAGCGAGCGCGTAATGGCGACAAGAACCTGTGCCCCGTTGAAAATGAGCACCATTTTTGGCCGTTTAAATGTACTACGTCTCATGTTGTCCTAATATTTGCGTTAATTCCTCCTTTGTAAATCTAAGGCCGGCAGTCTGTACCAGCCAAGTGTCTGAAACGGTAAATCCACCGGACAGCAATTCGGACATGCGCTCCAGAAGGTAGGCACCGAATGCAGGATCGATGTAAACGACAAATAATAGAGCCAGACATTCATCAATTAACAGATGTCCCGACGCCTCGTCACGGATAACCATGTTTTCCTTGTCTATTCCGTAAACATCCGTCAGCGCTGTTATCCAATGATGGAAAGAGGCGCGGAAGTCACGGACGTTGTGCCGGTGTGCGTCTCCTCGGGCCCGGATAAAATGTGTTGCGTCGAAATAGACCGGTCCGTCCTCCTGTGACGTTCCAAAAAGCAAATCGGGGAATTCCCTGTACCGGACTGTCCGGCAGGGAATCTTTTCTTCTTTCATGTTCTTTTTTCCATTGTTTTCAAATTTGTATTTAACATTGTGCAAATATATATCTTTTTACGGTGAAATATCACAAAAAACAAGACTGATTTTTCGTTTTTATTTAATTGATTATCGTTGATAATAAGCGATTTACAGAAAATTCAAATCGAAATATCTATATATTTGGTTGTATTATTTCGTTTTGCAAATCAAGCATTAAGAAGCCTGTTTTTCATATACTTTTTTTTGTACAAAACTTCTCTCCCGCCTGCTCTCTACTCTTTAGGTAAAAAAGCAAAAAAAATATGGTGACATCGGACAATTCATTCAACGGGGAGCTTTTGGAGAGCATATTCAGGACTTCCAAGAAAACCATTCAGGAGTATGTCCGCGAAATCGAACGCAACAACCGCTACCGTTCATGCCGCCAGGATATAAGTTCAGGATACATCCTTGATGACCGTGCCAGGCTCATTGACCTGTACGAGGCCTGCCTGCAGCAGGATGCGCATATACGGTCGGTGGTTGAAACTTTGGAGAGCCAGATACTCGGCGACCGTTATATGCTTGCGCATGTGAACGGGAAAGGGAAATATACCAAAGACGTGGTGAACTCGCAAAAGATACAGGGCTCGCAATTTGACAAGATAATCAAGGGTATCGTGGAAGCCAAGCTTTACGGGTATACTTTACTCGAAATCATGCCGTATGTTGATTCCGGAACAGGCAGGTTGGCGGAAGTCAACATCATCGAACGGCGCAATGTATTGCCGGACCAGAGAGTTGTACTGAAAAGGCAGGGTCTATGGGAGCCGCATTGGGATTTGCGCAATCCGGCCTACCGCCGTTGTTATGTGCTGGTAACCTCGGGTGACCTTGGGCTTTTTTCTGCCACAACGCCATTGATACTCGCCAAAAAGTTCACGGTGGCCAATTATGTTAACTTCTCCCACACCTACGGACAACCGATCATTCATGGAAAGACGGTCAGTGAGAGCAATGCCGACCGCAAACGGCTGGCCGGTGAAATAGCCAATGCGGCGCAGAACAAGGTCGTGGTCACCGGCATCGAGGATGAGGTGGACATCAAGACCTTCACCATGTCCAATTCGGAAAAGATATATACCGGACTGATTGACTTTGTCAACAAGGAGGTTGCCAACCTTGTGCTCGGTTCCGAGTCCATGGCCGGAGGGATGCAGTCGTATGTGGGTTCTACAAAGGCGCATCAGGATATTTTCCGTGACCGTATCGAGGTTTACCGCAGATATATCGAGAATGTCATGAATGAGGAGATAATCCCCCGGCTGGTAGCCATCGGATATATTCCTGCAGGACTGGAATTCAGGTATTCAAACCGGATAGAGATGAATAACGAGGACCGTATCAGGCTCTATTCGCTCATTACAGAAAAATACGAGGTTGCGGCTGACGAAATCGAGAAGGAGTTCGGAATCAATGTGGGCAAGCAGCTTAATGCCATCCCGGTTATGGGGCTTGAAGCGGATGGCGGCCGGTACATTCCCGGCCATAACGACCGCGGTATCATGTCAGACGAAGAGTATTTCCGACGTTACGGGCATCCCCGGGGGAGTAAGGTTGAAAATTTTTTGCGGGGAACGGAGTGATGGCCCGGCTTCCGTTCCCAAACGGTGTTCCATATGGAGCCGTCAGGGCGTCCGCTTTTCAGGAATCCGGTACGGAAAAGGAGTACCGTGTCATATTTGAGGCATTCCGCAGGTTCATTCTCCACTATGAAAACAGTGCCGAACGTCTCGATATTATGGAGGACATCATCACTTTGCGTGCTTCTTTCCTGATAGACAAAGCGTTGACAGGTTTACGTATTGACCTGGACCGTGCATTGGAGATTCTGAGAAACCATAATAGCTTTACGACGGAGAGAGAGAGGCTGCAGCGTGACATTCTCATCGCTGCCATAGACAACCTGGTTGATTTTGCGGCGGCCGAAGAGTATGCGATGTTCAAGGATATGCCTGAGACAGTGGATGAACGGGATATGGAGACATACGGGGAGATATGCCGCCGGTATAACTTTATTTATGCGGAGAGAGAGAACAGCCAGGTGCTTTTCGCCGCTTCGATGGCGGCATGGTGGCTCACGGTGGATACGGACACGGTGCTGACCTATATGACGCAGGGAGACGAACGGGTGCGGGCGTGGCATCTGTCCCTCGAGGGGCTCTCGTACCGCAAATCGGAATTCCCGCCGGAGTTGATACCGCCCATTGAGTGGGGATGCCGTTGTTTTCTGGTAGCGGACGGGTTCGCCGCGGTACGGGCTGCACTGCCCGTTCCGGAAAATTACAGGAAGAGGATCGATCCTGTCTTCCGGGAGAGTCTGGCCACGGGTGGACGCATTTTTTCCAGGGCACACCGCTATTTCGACATGCCGCTGCCGGAGCACATGACCAAAATTGTAAAACGGATAAAAGAAAAATTTCATGCAAAAGATAACACTCGATGAATTTTGCACCCATTGGGTGAGGGAAAGGGGAAAGGGAGGCTGGGATCCGTTCCTGCCCAGCCGTCTGGCGGGTAACACGTTTGATTTTGCCACCGAGGCCGGACAGTACAGCCGGCAGCAGTTTCTTGCCTCCTTTCCCTCGGGAGGTTTCTGCGGCGGCACATGGACGCCACGTACCTCCCGTTGGGGGCGGAAGTTTACACATCCGGTCATGAATGACACGGGAGCTCTTGCCGCAGGTATCAAGGGAGAAGCGGACAGGACCGATATCAGGGGGCGGCGCAGCGACGGCAGCCGGATATTCCGTAAAGGGGCCCGCTACTCAATATGGACTACCGAGAAGAGCATTCCGATTAAGGGCAAACGGGGACGCAGCAAGAACCGCTACGGGCACTATGCCGCCGTACACAATACCGACCCGAAATTTGGTCTGTACACCGTAAACCAGCATTCTTCACGGCGTCCCGTACACCGCCAGTTCATAGGTTTCTCCCCGAAGATAGAGGATTACATCGCTGATAATTTTATGGATATGATTTTTAAAGGATTCCCGGGCGTATGATAAAGGACAAGCATTCCGTAGGACAACCGCATCAACCGGCTCCCGTGCAGGAAAGCCTGCCGGAAGAAGTGTCCGAAAATCCGTTTGTGAACATGTATCAGGCGGTGAAGCGGGCCATACAGACCATAAAAGAGGACCCGGACGATCCGCTCTCACCTCCCTTTTTCAAGACCATAGCCATTGACAACGGACAGTTCGCCCGTATCGTACGTGGGGAAAACACGGAATATGAGACCGTTTTTCCGGCCGTCTTTATCCATTTCGTCAACGTGAGGTACCTGGTGCAACAGCAGAGAATCGGCGAGGGGCGCGCCACCATGCGTGTACGCTTCATTCTTAATACGCTCAACAACGGGGACGAGGATAGGGAATGCGAGTCATTCATCGTATTCCAGAGGCTGAACGTGGCCATTCAGGATGCCAAGAACAGGGAACCCGCCCTTAACGAACGGTGTAACCTGACCTATTTTGACATGCCGACCACCACTAATATGCTCCAGGCGTATTGGGTGGACTATGAGGTATGGTTCCGGGAGTCTTCCGCATGGAAATACAGGGACTGGGTAAAGCGCTATCTGGTCATGCCGCCTTTCACGCAGCATGGCGATGCGCCGCAGCATGACGGCGGCGGGCACGGCTATCACCCTGAACCGGGCTATGATAAGGCGACAGGATTCAGTCAGGCGGTGGAAACAGGCGTACATGGCGGAAACAAGGATGAGATTTCCGGCATTTGATGGTGGGGCCTTGCACATTCACGGCATGGGTATCTGAAAGGGTGGTCCGGCGCTTCGTCCGTTCAAACAATGCATGGTCATTTTTCGATTAAATGTCATTATTCCGGGAAGTAAGTCCCGCTACCATATCCAAATGTCTTGTAAAATGATCTTAAAGTTGCGTGGCGTGCAGGTGGACAGCCCGTCCGGAACTGTTTTTAACCCATAATCTTGTCTAACGCCTACTCTTCCATAAAAAGAAAAACATGAGTACAGAAGAATTGCAATATGTGGTGGGTGAAGCAAAAACGGGTGAACCTGCCGTTATCCGTTTCTTCGGCCGCGTAACGGAAGAAACCACCTCCCGGTTCAATGACGAGTTCGACTTTCTTGAAAATATTATCCGTCCATCCTGTATCCGCGTGTTAATCAATTCGGAAGGTGGCAGTGTCCTTTACGGCATGTCCACTTATTCCACCATCGCCAATGCCAAAGTGGACACAGAATGTGTCATCGAGGGCGTGGCGGCGTCAATGGCTTCCATTATCTGGGCTGCGGGCAAACGTTCCCTTATGCGGGACTACGCCATTTTAATGATCCATAATCCTATACTGCCGGACAATGACGGGGAAGAGCCTTCGGACATGCTGTTGGCTTTCACCAGGCAGATAGAAACGATTTATCGGAAAAGGTTCGGTTTGACCAAGGAGCATGTGCGCGCCATTATGGACGGGCAGGCCGGCAAGGACGGGACTTATTTTGATGCGCAGGCTGCCGTAAAAGCGGGCATCATTCCATCAGAGAACATTATTCGTACATCGAAGCAGCTCTGTCGCAAAGTACATGACGAGATTGCCGGACTGGCGGACACGGCGGCCATTCAGGAGTTGATGGACCGCGTCAGTGAGGGGAATAAACCTTTTGAGGATATTTTTCCTACTCTTACAGAAACAGAAAACGATATGGCAAACGAAAACAAGACACAAGGTTTTGAGTACGGGGCGATTGCCGCCTCGCTGGGCATGAAGGACGGAGAAGTCAAGGACGTGATGGCCCGTATCTCCGAACTGGCAGCGATGGAACCTAAATACAAAGAGGTGCAGAAAGCCCTGAGTGACGCACAAACGGTCATAGCCGGTAAGGATGCTGCAATCCGGAACTTGCAGAAGGATCTGTCCGCTGCTACGGCACGTCTCTCCACTTACGAACAAAAGGAGAAGGACGAGAGGACATCCCGCATCGAAACGCTGGTGGAGAACGCCATTGGCGAAGGCAAGATTGACCGTGAGGCAAAAGCGCAATGGGTGGAGATGGCGGAGGCCAACTTCGAGTTGGCGGAAAAAACACTGGCTTCCATCCCCGCGCGTGAGATCATCTCCAAAGAAATCGCCAATGACCCGGCCAACATCCAGGCCACGGCGGAGGCGACCAAGACGGCCGAGCAGATGATGGCCGAGAAGGTGGCCGAGGTAGTCGGTGCGGATTTCAAGTTCCGCAAACTCTGACAGGCAGACATCCGATCTTAATTGACATGCCGGAGGCCGCAGGCCTCGCGCGGAAACACAAGTATCCGCCAGTCGGCCGAGTTTCACATTTCAACGGAAAAACTTAAAACGACAATGGCCGATACAGTAAATTTTCTTCAAAATGGATATAGCGGCGAGGTTCTTGAGGACCTGCTGACCTATACCGTGCAGGGTAATGATACGGTTCGTGAAGGACTGATCCATATCAAGACGGGCATCCAGCACCGTTATACACTCCCTGCCATCAAGCTGGGCAATATCATTCAGGACAATGTGCCGACCCCACAGCCCATTCACGGTTCCAAAGGGGATGACGGCTCGAACGAGTACCAGTTCACCGAACGGTATCTTGAGCCCTCCGATTTTATGGTTTACCTTGAATTCAATCCCAGGGACTATGAAAAGTACTGGCGTTTCGCACAACCGGAGGGCAGTCTTGTATTCCGGGAACTTGACCCGAAAATCCAAGCCACGATGCTTCGCTTGCTCATGGACAAAAAAAACGAATACATCGGTAATGCCATATGGACCTCCGCACGTGGCGGAGATACGGTGGCAAAAATCACCGCACCGGAAGGCTGTACGAAAATTGGTGCCAACAAGGAGAAGTATTTTGATGGTGTTGTCAAACGCATCCTCGACAATGTAAACTCTACGGACACGCAGGTAGTTGCCGGCGGACAGTGTATCGTTTCGGGAACGACCGAGTTGACGGACGGTGCGGCGGTGGAAGCGGCTCTTTATGCGATGTGGAAAAAATGTCCCAAACAAATCCGCAAGAAGACATCCTTGGCCTTTGTGGTAGGATGGGATGCTTGGGACGCGTATGACCAGTATATCTCGGACAAACAGGTCAAATACTCCGAAAATACCGAGGTCAACCGCTATCGCTTTAAAGGCAAGAGGATTATCCCGATCGTGGGAATTCCCGAACATACGATGGTGCTCGGCGAGTTTTCCACCGGGATGGACTCCAATCTTTGGATGGGGGTGGATTATGCCAACGATACGGATATTCTGAAAATTGACCGGTTGCAGGCCAACTCCGAACTGTTCTTTTTCCAGATGCGCATGAAAATGGACGTGAACATTGTCCGTCCCGCGGAGATCGTGGTGCATACCGCCTACAAAAAGAGCGAATAACACACCTTTCTTCATTTTTCAATATCCACCCGGGGAGCGGAGGTCAGAGCCCCGTTCCCCATTTTTATTCCACTGTTATGGCAAAAAAAATAAATACGGAGGAGGAACCTCAAAAAGAAGGCAACAAGGTTGCCGCACCGGAACTTCCGGCGGAAGCAATACCGGAAACGTCCGAGAAAATATCCGCTACGGTTGAAGACAAACGGCCCGTCCCGGCTGAGAATACAGGGAATACGGAGGACGAGGCGGCAGACCCGTATATACTGGCCCTTTTGGAAAAATTCCCTGCATATCCGTCCCTGTATATCGACAGGCATGGTGGAACCTACACTCCGGACACGGCGGCAACTGTCAGAGGCGGGGCTGTACTTTACAAAAACCCTTTTTATAACGAACTTAAAACAAAACCATAATGGCACTCGGCAATGTCTTTATCAAGGATGTGGACGGCAATATCCCTTACGAGACCGGTTCTTCCAACGAGAAGGTGACGGGATTATTGTTTGATATTTCCCTCCAACCCACACTCTTTACGGAAGGGTATGGCAAAACCAATGAAACGAAGCTTAAACCGGGGGATGTATGCTACATCACCTCATTCAAGTCCGCCGTTAAGGATTTCGGTATTGTTGAGCGTGTGGAGGCTACCGACGAGGAGGAGATGAACGTCAATTTTCTGCATGGTATTCCTGCCTACCATATTCGTGAGTTTTTCCGGATGTCAGGCAATCTGAACGGTTCAGGAAAACTCTATGTGATGTTTGCTGACTGTTCTGCAAACTGGGACGCACTCGAAATCATGCAGCGTGCCGCCGGAGGCATGATCAACCAGATGGGAATTTGGACGGAACAGCCGCTGTGGAAAGCGAACGGGACTTCCGGAGAGTACAATCTCAACCTGGTAAAGGGACTTAATGATGTGGCTGTAGGGCTTGCCGGACAGAACCAGCCCCTGTCACTCATACTCTCCGCCAATCCATCCAATACAGGGGCGGACACGACTGAGGGGCGTCAGATTGACTTGAATAGAATACCGTCATGTATCTGTGAGTCAAGTCGTATCAGCTGTATATTCGGCCAGGCGCATCACGAAAAGATCTCCACGATGCAGATGCGCAACAAGAATCACACACCGGTAGGATTCTTGGGCGCGGTCATGGGTGCCATTGCCAAGGCGAACGTCCATGAATCCATAGCATGGGTCAAACAGTTCAACCTCTTCACGGATGATTTTCAGGAGATAGAGCTGGGGTTCGGTGATATCAGCCTTGACGAGGCGGAGGAACATTTTATCAGCCTGAACCGGTATGAGTCGTTGTCCCCGTCACTGCTTGACGAACTTGATGACAAGGGCTATATTTTCCCCATCAAGTACGCCGGCCGTGAGAACGGTATTTATATTTCAAAGGACCAGACCTGCTCAACGGGTGATTTCCGCACCATCGCAAGAAACCGTACTATCAACAAGAGTCGCCGCGCCGTGCGTGCCGCACTGTTGCCATATGTGAATTCCCCGTTGATGGTCAATCCTTCAACCGGGTTCCTTGCCCCGTCGAAGATCACCGCATTCAAAACACTCATCGGGGATATATTGGCCAAGATGCAGGCGGCACAGGAAATTTCAGGATATGCTGTCACTATCGATCCGAACCAGAATGTACTGGTGGACGATACGCTCCGCATCTCCTATGTCCTTGTGCCTGTCGGGGTGGCTGTGGAGATTTATGTAGAGGAAGGACTTTCATTAACCGCAAACAAATCATAGAAAATGGCAATAATTAATAATGTGGCATATTCATGGTCTATGATAACCCTGTCATCGACCGCCCTGGGAATTGACGAGGGATCCACGACCCTTGAAGGTGTGTCCGCTATCAAATGGTCGAAAAAACGTAAGGTGGAAAGTAACTATGGCATGGGTGGAAAACCTGTCAGCCGCGGATTCGGAAACATTACCTATACGGCGAGTATCACAATGGACTATGCCACGCAACAATTGTTGCGTTCAGTCTATGGCTCGTTGCTCGAAATCGGTGAGTTCGACCTGATCATCAGCTTTGCCAACCCCATGGCCAGTGATGACTGGACGACCACAACGGTGACACTCAAAGGATGTATCTTTACGGAGGACTGTCTTGAGTCGCAGCAGGATGATACCAACATCACGCATGAGTTCGACTTGAATCCGTTTGATATTCAGATAGGTAACGGCGATACAATCTGACTTGTCATGAATGTGACCTTTGAAGGAAAATCTTCCACCGGAAAAAATGAATGGCTTACACCTCCTTGTTTGCTTGACAGGTTGGGAGAATTCGATTTGGACCCGTGTTCACCGGTAAACCGTCCATGGGATACGGCGAGGCATCACTACACCGTCGAGGATGACGGGTTACGGCAGCCATGGTTCGGGCGGGTGTTTTGTAATCCGCCCTATGACACGCCGCTGATTGTCCGCTTTATCCGTAAATGTGTGGAGCACCGGAATGCTATTGCGCTCACTTTTGCCCGCACGGACACCCGGCTGTTTCATGAACTGATATTCCCTTATGCGGACACAATACTTTTCATCAGGGGGCGGCTCAGGTTCTATCATGTCACCGGAGAGCAGGGAGGCACTGCCGGGGCGCCATCCTGCCTGATCTCCTTTAACAGGGAAAATACCGCCGCCCTGAAAATGTGCGGTATCGAAGGGAAATTGGTAGCTCCCCGATTTTTATGATCATTCCTTGGTCGGGTATGCTGAAATTGGCCTGTCTGTCGGAAACGTAATTCCGGCGGACAGGCCGTCTGGTATATCAGGAACGTTACAAGCCCGGGCTATATGGAAATATGCGCTTCCCTGTCAAAGGACAGGTGCTCATTGCCGGACACATATCCCAATTGGTTGCAGATACATCGGGTATGGCCGATAACCTTGTTTATATTACGGTGGGAATGACCGTAAATCCAGTATTCAATCGGACTGTCTGCAATAAAGTCCCCCAGCTCGACAGTAAAGGCCCCGTTTAGCGGACTTCCCCTGAATTCTGCAGCCATCAACTCGAATGACGGCACATGGTGCGTGGCGACAATGATATGTCCGGCCGTACTCTGCATTACGCCCTGTTTTAAAAAACGAAGACAACGTGAATGCTCGTCGTTGAATCTTGTATAGTCCAACGGCTCACTGCCATGGCGTATCCTGCGGAAATCGGTGATGGCACTTTCCGTCGCATAGGCATCCTGCAACGGAATATGGGACCAGAGTGTGGTAGCAATCAGGTCGGTATCTTCATCCAATGAAATAACGGAGTTGTAGTGGCAGGTGATGTTTTCCCTGATTTTGAGCGACCAGCCGTTATACAGTTTGTCAATGTCGAACATTTTATAAAACTCGTGGTTGCCGGGGATCACTATGACCTCCCTGTAATTTTCGGAAGCCCAGTCCCAAAACGGATGTCTGGAATAGTTCTCGTCACCGATATATCCAATGTCACCGGCAAGCACAAGCACTTCTCCGGCAACAGACAACGGATCGTCCCTCAAGAGGCAACTGTTCTCCCTGAATTCAAGATGAAGGTCGGAAGCATATTGAATTTTCATCATTGCGTTGTAAAATTATCCTTGAGTTGTTTCAACAATTGTTCCGCCGTAACGTCTTTCAGTCCGGCTGATTTGAAAAAGTCCGCATTGGGCAGTTCGTCCTTAACACTCCCGCAGAATCCGTCAATGTCTTTCTTGAGAGTGTCGGGTACCGTATGGATATCTGCCGGAGAAAGCATTGCAGCCAGTCTGAACACATCTTTCTTATGTTTGGCAATATGCCTGCTGTCCACCTGCTCTCCATTGTCCTTTCGTCCGAGCATTTCCAGATAAGCCTTGCATTTCAGACAGATAAGGCTTTCAATATTGGCAATATGCACCCCGTATTCCAGTCTGCTGTGGGCAATTGTAAAATTGTAATAATCATCATCCATCAGAATGGCGGACAGGCTTGACAAGTCCTCGTCAACCGGAACCGGTGTGATATGGGCATCCTCCGGAAAATTGACAAGTCCGGGATTTCTGGAAAAAAGTTCCACCTGATAGGGGAATTCCGGGGCTGAGGGCTCCTTGAACCTGTAATATTCATGCCGCTGTTCCCCTTCGCCCGTTCCTTTGTTCCGACTCACATATCCGGCGACTTTTACGAACTCCCAAAATTTAGCGACAAAATCTGAAGACAGGGCTTCCACTATCAGAATAATGTCTATGTCCTTGGTCGCCCTCGGATTCTGTGCATATATTTCCTCATGCACTTCGCAGGCGGTACCTCCGATAATGACATAGTTGTCTTCGTAACCTACAAAAAATTCTTTGAATTTCTCTATACCTCTTACCATTGTATATTATTTATCATGTTCTCCAATTCTATTTGAATCCGTTCGTCCCCGATATCTTTCATGGACAGGAATAAAGACAGCTTGTCCACTATTCCATTGTCCTGCAACAGTTTCGGATTGTAACGCCATATTTCAATACGGTTCTCTCCATATTCCTTGTCTGTCCGGAACTGCAACCTGCGGAACTCTTCTTTCGAAACCGCATAGCTGCCGTTCCTTTCCCTGTTGAGCATCGAATATTCCGACAGGGCATTCACGCCGCTTATGGAAAGAGTGTCATCCGGGCGGATATCCGTATACACCACCCGTTCGACGGGGTTCGCCAAAAACGGCAGCGCCCTGTCCCATAGTTCATGTTTTGCGGATTTGAATTCCAGACTCTTTGTCTTAATCCCGGACAAAGTTACGATTTCTTTTTCCTCCAACCATCTGACCGCCCGGTTTGCATTGGCATAAGAGACTTTAAACAGGTCTGCAATCTCATAAGTACCCTTGCCGGCAAGGGAATTTACTTCCAGATGATAAAGGATGGCACATTGGGCTATCGCCGGAATTTGTGTCCCTTTTTCCTCTTTGGGGGCCTTTTGAGGTTTCAGGTCAATCAGTAAATCCGGTATGAACATCTGTCTTGGCGGTATAATGAAATTTACGCGTTGTCTGACAAGGCGTTGTATGTTATAAGACGCCATCATGTCAAATACAAATATTACCGGATGCCGGACCTTCCGCTCGACCAGTTCTTTCTGCCTCTGTATTTGCCCCGGCGTATATGCGGAACTGTCCGTACTGCATAAAAGAAAGACTTCCCGGCCCAGCAGGTTTGCCGTATAAAAATGGTATCCGGCGGTTATATTGACCGGGAACATATTCAAGACCTCTCTTCCAATGGGCGCAATATCAACCTTCAAATCAAACGTTTCGTTGATATATTGGCTTGTTTTATGTATATAATCATTTGATTTGCACATAATCATTCGTATTTGATAATGTGCAAATATAGTGATTATATCTTGTTTTACAAATAAATATAATGTATTATCTGCTTTTATTTCCTGAAGATTTGTTTTAAACGGGCTCTTGCCCGGAAATGCAGTGTTACGATCAGCCGGTAGCTTCATCATATTATATATGGATAATAAAACCCTATGTTTGGTCCATACCGGATAAAATGTATGCCCATATAATCTTTTCACCGTTCTTTGCCCTACTCTTTCGATGAATCAAAACAATATTCGACATGGACGAAAAAATGCTTTCACTGGAACAGGAAACTAAAATCAAGGAAAAAGCTCTCAAATTGAAAGAAGAGAAGAAGCTCCGTAAAATTTATCCGATGGTGGTCTTCGGAGACACGTCCAACGGCGAGAAAGAGACTTATGTGGCTTATATGTCCGAACCGAACTTTCCACAATTCAGCAAATTCATGGCCGCATCAAAAAAAGACGAGGTCATGGCCATGCGCACACTTGCCCGGGACTGTTTTGTGGATGGCGACAAGGAACTTGTGGATGACGAGTCACTCTTCCTTTTCGGACTTATGGGACAACTTTCCGAACTTATCACCACGCGGCAGAGTCTCCTGGTAAACTTATAGGCCGGTGGGTGGTGACGGACGATCAGCGTATCCGCCAGCGGACTGTCTATATCCGCCACTACTTCCCCGGCGTCAACCTTGACACGATCTCTGACGAGGAGTTCGCCATGCTCTCCGAAGAGGCGCTGTGGCTGCACGAGCAGATGCTTGCCAGCCGCATGCCGTTGCCGGTTTCCATGCCGGAGAGGATACCCTGAACGGCCGCTGTAATCCTCCGGGGTTACGGCGGCTTCGCTTTAAACCCCGTCCTTTCCGGTGACACTACTCTTTTAATGCGACATTCCCTTCAATCATGGCTCAGGAACAAAACTATCAGGTCAATTATACCATCAACGTCGACGCCTCGCAAGGCACTAAACAGGTCATAGCTTTCGGTGAGGCTGTGGGCAAGCTGGTGCAGGCGAAAGCCTCGCTGTCCCCTGCGGTAAACAACATCAAGACAATGATGAACGAAGTTGACCGTGTCTTCCGTACCAAAAATGGGAAGAAGCGTAGTTTTGACTATCGGTTGACCATTGACACGAGGAGCAGTGAGGAGAAGCTGGAACGTGTCAAAAACCTGCTTACGGACATTGCGGCCCTTTCCAAAGGCATCAGCCTGACCATTAATGCGGGACAGGTGCTCGACAGCAGGAAAATCAAAACCGCCGCTAAAAATCTTTACGAGAAGAAAGCTGCGGAGATTCGCAAGGCCGAAATTGAGAAAAATGCGGCCTCTTCAGTAGGTACGATGGTCGACGCCCAGAAGCGCATAACCAAGGCCATCGGCAAAATCAATTCCGCCCTGGTTTCCGTGGAGCGCGGCAGGGAGCTGCAAATCAGGACCGATACGGCGGAAAACCGGCTGCAACGTGTGCTTTCCCTGCTGGAACGTATCAAGGGGGAATCCCGCCCGGGCCTGGGCATGCAGGGTGGAATGTCCGTGGGGAGCTTGTTTCCTTCCGTTCCCGTTCCTTATGCCCCGGGAACATTCGTCATGCCGGAAAAGGCACAGCAGAAACTGATGGAGCGTCTTTATGCCCGGCAACAGCTGCATCGCCAGAAACTTGCACATGCCGAGGATGTTTTTGCTGCCGACCAGCGTCGCAAGGAGGAATCGGCCCGGGCCTCCGCAGAGGAGAAACGGCGTACCGACGAAGCCCGTACCAGGGAACGGGAACGTAAGGATGCCGCCCGCGAAGCGGAAAAGTTACGCCGGCAGACAGAACAGGCACGCCGGAAAGCCGAGACGGAACAGCGCAAGGCGGAACAGGCGGCAAGAAAACAGGAACAGCGTAACGCTATGCAGTCCGTACGGCTGATGCAACGGGAACATACCGCTGCCGGGACACTTTACCGTAGCAAGCGACGTGCGGCCATCAACCGTATCCAATATTCGAAGGCACCCTCGCTGAGGAATCTGCCTTTCGCTTCCATGCTGAACGCCTACATGGGCTACAGCCTGGTACGTTCGGAACTGTCCGACGCTGTCGAATATGCCAATATCATGAAGTCGGCCAGATCCATCCTGCGCGTGGCCGACATGGATCTGGGATCTTTTGAGACCCGCTTCGACAACATGGCCCGCCATGTCCGCAAGATAGGAATCGATACGAAATATACTGCTGTGGAGATCGCCGGCGCCGTCAAGTTCCTTTCCATGGCCGGCATGGATATCGAGACAATCCACAAATCCATCCGGCCGGTCACGAACCTGGCGCTCATCGGGGACAATGACGTGTCCTATATTGCCGACCTGGCCACGAACATCATGGCTGGCTATGATATCCATAACGACAGTATGGATAGTGTGGCGGACATTATTGCGTCGACCATCTCCCGCTCGAATGTCAATATCGTCGAAATAGCGGAATCCTATAAAATGGCTGCCGGTTACCTGCGTATGGCCGGTGTGGAGTTCACGGAAGCCAGTGCCGCCATAGGCCTGCTGGGCAATATGGGGTTGAAAGGAACACTGGCGGGTACCTCGCTGCGGGCCATGTCCACCCGTTTTGCCAAGCCTACGAAAGAGGCCCGGGAGGTTTTGGACCGCCTGGGCGTCAAATTCACGGAAAAGCGTGACGTGGAGGGGGTACGGGTGGAGAAGTTGCGCCCCATAGCGGACATCTTCGAGGAGCTGAACAGGAAAGGCGCCTCAATGGCGGACATGCAGGCGATTTTTGGAAAAATCGGGGGGAATGCAGCTATGATGTTTGTCCGTAATTACGACCAGCTGCGTGCACTCAGCTCCCATAATAGAGGTTCCCAGGGAATATCGGCGGAACTGGCACTTGTAAAGCAGGATACCACTAAGGGATTGTGGGCGCAGGTTACCTCCCAGCTGAGCGAGGGGTTCATGCGCGCGTTCGAGGTGATGGAACCCTCGGTACGTGCCGTTCTGCGTTCCTTTCTGGATAAATTCAAGGCTCCGGAATTTACCCGCGGACTGCTTTCTGTCGGGAACGCCCTGTTGGACATATTTACCGTCATAGGTAATATCGGGGCTTGGGTGGCACGCAACTTTCATTGGATAGAACCGCTTGCTTTTACGGGAGCGGTGGCTGTCCGGCTGTTCAAGGTGGCCGGTGCCCTGACCAATATCGGTATCGCCATGGGCTTTATCGGCAGACAATCGGCGGCGACGGCGGCCGTCGGATCTGTACAGGGATTGTTGGATATGGGGAGTCCCGGCAAGATGTCTTTCGGACAAAAGAGGGCCATTGTCTCGGCCATGCAGTCCGCAGGCGTGGCAGGACGGGGAGCTATGACGCGTACCTTGATGTCCGGAGGCGGTGTTGTCGGGGCGAAGGGTGTGCTGCAGTCGCTGTTCGCAACACAGGTGGCCACAGGTGGCAGCCTGACAGGCGCAGCCGCCTCCCTGAGTGCCATGGGCACGGGAGCGGTGGCTGCCACGGCGGGAATCGCTGCATTGGCCGGTGCTCTGGGATGGGTGGCATATAAGACCTGGAAGATAAAGGAGGCGAAGGATGCCGTACTGGAAGAAATCGCCTCGAACCGCAAGTACCGTTATCCGTCCATAGAGGCCCTCCATTCCTCTTTGAGTGAGACCTACAATATGGCGCTCAAGACAAAACGTGCCGTGGACGAGGTTGTGGCGGGGAAGAGCATCGAAGAGGCTTCGGGACGTAAGATAGGTGCGTTCACATCCAACTGGTGGACGGGATTTCTGGGAGAGTTTGCCATTGCCTCCTCAGAAGGCATGGTGTCGCGCGAGCATATATACAATATGGACAAGGCACGTCAGGACGACATAAGGGAGGCGCTTGTGACCCTCGCCAAGCGGGACAGCCAGACACGTATTGACGCTGCCTACGCCGAATTCGGCAAGATGGGTACGGCACTGGACGTCGACGCCTTCCTTAAAACGGTACAGGAACGTTTCGGCCAGCAGGACAAGGATCTGGACAAGTCACTATGGAACGTAAGGGACGGTAAAATCGTCTATGTGGATGATATTGGTGACAAGCCGGAAGCGGTGGCCGCCCGGACATACGATTACGCCCGGTACATGAACACGCAGACCGTACCGGAGATTATACGGGCCGCAACAGCCTACCGTAACGCCATCTCGAGCGCCGCAGACGCGCAGGAGTTTATGCGTAAGGGCGGTTTCGATTTTAACAGGCTCAGGAGCTGGGGGTTCGAACAGGATGAGAAAGGCCGGTGGAAACAGCGGACATTGGGACAGGATGCCACGGACGAGCAGCGTATAGACAATATTGCCAACCGTAAACTGGCACACAATGTCCTTGTCAAATTCTTTTCATCACTCCGGCAAACGTTTGGCGGGTCAGCGGAGGCGGCCGAGAATATCCTTCGTACAGCAGGATTTACACCCGGACAGTACAGCAACGAACCGGACTCCAACGATACCCGTCCGTTCGACACGAATCCGATCACCAATTCACACCTGGATGACGGAGGTGCCGGCGGAAACTACTCGGGCACGGGCAAACTGTCATCCGCAGCCCCCAAACAAGTTATCGTAAACATCGACAGCCTGCTGAGTGTAAGGACTATCGACCTGATGAAATCAAAGGAGGGACAGACGGAAGAGATACAGAACCTGAAGGAACAACTGGCACAGGCGCTTATTGATGTTGTCCACGACTTTGACGCATCATGGAACGCATAAAAAAACTATAAAAAATGGGAAGACTGATACAAATTGCATCCTCGACCTTGTTAAGCGGGGGGATACTTGGAAACGGTTCGATTGGCAGCTATATCAGCAACTCAGCCCGTCTTGCCATGGGCATGGGGCTGGCCGAATTGCAGGACGGGCAGGTGCATTATTTCTCCAAACATCATGACCTGCTCAAACGGGCAGCGGTACAAATAACCTCACAAACGGCCTACGGATTGTTGCGTTCATATCCCAGATACCTTAAATATTGGGAACAACAGGTACGGGATAAATACCTTCAGACACAATCACAATCCAGCCTGGCCAACAAGACCGGACAGTACTACCGTCTTATCAGCGAGCAGCAGGCCGTGGCACAGAAGAAAAGCCATACCGATTCCATTGTCGGACGGACGGTAGCGGATTTTCTGGAACTCTCCATATCCAAAGAGGGCAAATATTACGACAACAGTGAGTGCAAGGTGCTGCCCAACAGCCAATACGGCCTGGTTACATTCGTGGACCTGGGACCACAGATACAAATCGGCAGCCGGAACAATATCCTGTTGACACAAGTGCAGGGGCGTGATTATACCCGTAAGGAATATATATCCGGCGGTGACCTTGAGATCACCATCAACGGTAAAATCACATCCAAATATCCGGATGTGTATCCGGAAGCGGAAGTTTCCAAATTTATTAAACTGGTACAATACAAGGGGGTTGTCGATTGTGACAATACGGTATTGCGCCAGTTCAATATCTCACAGCTGATTATACAGGGGTATACGCTTCATCCGACGGACTGCAGGAACGTGCAGCCATATTCACTCAATTGTGTCGCCGTTGAGCCGTCCGAAGCGGTGGAGCTCAAACTGGCCGGGCAGGAAAAGGCAGATACGGCTATCAGGCACACGAACAAATGGATCAAATATGTCAAATTCGGTACGGAGATCGTCGATCCCGCCTCATTGCTTAAACTGACACGCCTATGGGTGTAGCCGCAATGGATGTTCTCTGCTGTCGTATTACCATTGGAGATGCCGATCCGTCCAATCCGATGAAGATTCGCAGCGGAGTGGAGATAACGGAGGTTCATACGCTTGAGATTAACGAGAGCTACAAGAAGCTGATCGGGACGGCCAAAGTCACGTTCCCGAAAGGTACCGTATGCCGTTCGACGATTATAGGCAATATGACACTGGAAGGGAAAGACGTGTCCCGGATAACGACAGAGGTCATGCAGGATGGTGTGATTATCGAAAAGCGCAGCACACAACACCTGGTTGATGAGACGACTTTTAAAGTTGGGCAACGCATCAATATCAAGCTGGGGTATAACGGTGTATTGAAAAATATGTTTGACGGTTACATTACCGGCTACAACTCGGACAGTACATTGGAAATACAATGTGAGAATATGGCCTACAAACTTAAATTGAAACAGGCGCCCCATTTCGAAACTCCGGCAAAGGGGACAACCGTGAATGATGTGCTGGATGGGAAATACAACATCTTGAAAGATACCGGTTTCAAGATACATTCCGATACAAAACGGTTTGATATCCATATCGGCAAGATCAAGGTGACGGATAACTTTACGGTGGCGGACATTCTTTCCGAATGGTCGAAATATAAGATTTATTGTTTTTTGAAATACGACGCTGAGGACGAAGGCGTCATGCCTTCCATTGCTGTCGGACGTCCTTATTCGTCCAGCAAGGCGCAGCCGGTATTTCCGGAAGACGGCCCGGCCGGGCCGTTCAAGATATATTTTAACGAACATGTGGCGCAAAGCAACCTGAAAGTGGTCAAGACCGACCCGAAGTTTCTGGCGGTGACGGGCAAGGCGCTTGGAACGGACGAGAAGTTCTTTGAAGTGACGGTACGCATGAATCCGGAATATGATCCGGCAGTACCGGGCAGCAAGGAGTTCCAAACGGTAAATGCCACCCAAATTTCAAAAAAGACACATAAGGTGACCGGAAACACGACGGCTTCGGGGGCAAAAACCAAAACAAAGGTGGATTTGTCCACTTATACCATCGTACCGTATATGTCACCGCACGTAGGCATCAATTCAGACCGGCTTGTGGAAGAGACAACTGAATACTTCCGGAATTACAACCTGAATGGAATCACCGGCAACGTGACCATATTCGGAGATTTCGGGCTGTCTCCTGCCGTACAGGTGGAACTGATCGATTTCCGTAACCCGTCCAAGAACGGCGTGTATCTCGTGGAGGAGGTCACGACTACGTTCGGGATCGGAGGGTACAGGCAGCAGCTGAGTATTCCGTACAGGATTCGCAAATAACACTATTGTCCACCAATGTACATCCTTCCCTTCCAGGAAATTTCCTGGAAGGGTAAAACTGCATTCCGTTCCGCTCCAAGGAGCATCATTATTTTCATTCATAATCAAAATTCATTGTCTCCAACAAATTTCTGCCTTAAAAAATATTTTCGTAACCGGAGTGTTTCCGGCAAGAAGAACAATATCCGCAAATACCTTTGATATCAA